GCACGGGTGTCCGGCGATGCACTGGTGTCCGGCAATGCATGGGTGTCCGGCGATGCACAGGTGTCCGGCAATGCACTGGTGTCCGGCGATGCACAGGTGTCCGGCAATGCACTGGTGTCCGGCGATGCACGGGTGTCCGGCGATGCACGGGTGTACGGCAATGCATGGGTGTCCGGCGATGCACAGGTGTCCGGCGATGCACGGGTGTACGGCGATGCACGGGTGTCCGGCAATGCACGGGTGTACGGCGATGCACGGGTGTCCGGCGATGCACTGGTGTACGGCAATGCACTGGTGTCCGGCGATGCACGGGTGTACGGCAATGCATGGGTGTCCGGCGATGCTAAAATTGAAAATAATGACAACCATTGCGGATTCGATTGCTTCGGTTCAGCCAACCGACATACACACGCCTACCTTACTAAATACAATAAGGTGGAAATAACCTGTGGATGTTTCAAAGGTTCAATCGAAGAATTTGAGAAGAAAGTTGAGGAAACCCATTCAGGGACTGTGTATGAGAAACAGTACAAGGCAATTATAAATGTAATTAAAATAAAATTTGGCTTATGAAAACTTACGAAGAACTGAAGGCGATGACCACCGAAGATCTGGTGCGTTACGCAATGGAACTGCAAGACAAGGCAGAATCCCTCAAGAAAGAGAAAGAGCAAGCCGCTGAATGGTGGTCGGAATCTAACAACAAGCTGAACGCGTTGAAAACCGCGATCAGGAACATATCGGAACTGGTATGAGTGACGAGGAATACATCAGGAAAGCAGAATCAGTGCCGTACATGTTCTGGAATAATATATCGGCAATCATCGACAAGGCTCCGGAACACCTCAAAGAGCGTCTGTTCTGGATAATGCGTGAAAAGGAACTTTTGGAACAAATTAAAAGCTGAACGGAATGGAAGAGAAATACATATACCAGATTACAGGATATCAGATTATCTACAATTTAAGCCGTGACAACGTAAAGCTGCAACAACCTTTAATTGTAAAAGATCTGGAAGAATTCCGAAAGGAATTGATTCAAAGGCATGAAGCACAAGGGGTAAATCTAAGTTACGTTGAAATGAAAACTGAATGATATGGAAAATGAAAATCTTAAATTATACAACAAGGTAAGGGATGTCCCTAAAGAAGCGGTAAAGCCTATAAACGCCGGAAGGCTGAAGGGGAAATCCGACATAAACCCCATGTGGAGAATCAAGAAGCTTACCGAAGAATTCGGCGTATGCGGATTCGGATGGAAGTATGATATCATAAAGATGTGGACGGAAGAAGGATACAACGGAGAGAAAGCATGTTTCGTACACATCAACCTGTATGTCAAGATGAACGGTGAATGGAGCGATGGAATACAAGGAGTTGGAGGCTCTTCATTCGTCAGCACCGAGAAGCAGGGGAAATATGTATCGGATGAATGCTACAAAATGGCTCTTACGGATGCCATATCTGTATCGTGCAAGGCTCTTGGATTCGCCGCAGACATATACTACTCCAACGACGTGACCAAGTACACTGACACAGGCGGAAACGATACGCCGCCAGACAAAAGGAAGGTTCTTCCTCCGTCCATGTTCAACGACACAAAAGTAATGGAATGGATTTACGGAAAAGAGAAGGCGGCACGCAAGAACAACAGCAGGTTCTCCGCGTCAAATCTGCTTGAGTCCAATTACCGCGTATGCAAGGAGGACATCGGAACGATAGTAAACAATTACGAACAATACAAGATTAATTATTCATTGTCATGAAAGAAATAGAAATATTCGGTAACATCCCTGTGACAAAGACCGGACAGAAGACATTGGTAGAAAGAATGAAAGATGCGCTTGTCGAAGGAGAAGTAGACCCTATCGAATCCATCGTGAAGGCGAAAAGCCTGTACGAAGTCCTTTCGGTGTTCCTGAAGGACGAGGACGTAAAGGAATGTGTGGAAAAAGAGTGTGACAAATACGGCAAGGGAGAATCACCGGACTACTGTGGTGCGGTGGTGCAGATAAAGGAGGCAGGAGTGAAATGGGACTACAAGAACTGCGAAGACCCGTTATACAACAGCCTTTCCCTTCAGATGGAAGAACTGAAACAGCAGATGAAGCAGCGCGAAACCTATCTGAAAACCATCACGTCAAGTAAGACGGAGATAGACGAAGAGACCGGAGAAATATACACGATACTTCCACCGGTCCGAACCGCGTCCACATCATACAGCGTAACATTTAAGAAATAAACAAAATATGGCAAACACTATTACAGGACGGATTTCCGCAATCGGAAATACCGTCCAATTGCAATCCAAGAACGGAGGGAAAACTTTTTTCAAGCGGGAGTTCTTGCTTGACGCGACGACATACGACCCCTACACGGGCGAACGGAGCCAGTATGAGAACATCGTTCCGCTGGAAGTATCAGGAGAAAAATGCGAAGAACTTGACAAATTCAGCGAAGGAGATGTAATCACGGTGTCATTCGCCCTTCAGGGAAGGGAATGGACAGCGCAGGACGGAACCGTAAAACGCATGGCATCCATAAGATGCTACAAGATAGAACGGAGAAGCCAGCAGGCGCAACAGCAATTACAGGGGAACAACGGGACGCAGAGACAGTCGTTCCCTCCGGAAGTTGACGCATACGGGAACCCACAAGAGAATAACGACCTTCCGTTCTGACCATGCGTTACGACGGGAAGAACGAGCTGCACGCCGCACAGGCGAGGGCGAGGCTGGAGAAGCTGATAAGTGACAGAAAGACATTCGAAATTACCGAAAAGAAACAGCAAAGGTCAATCAGCCAAAATGCCTACCTGCATGTCATCCTTTCCTACTTCGCGTGCCAAACCGGGAACACGATGGAATGGGTGAAGCGTGAATACTACAAGAAGCTGGTCAATCCCTCCCTGTTCATCAGGGAAAAGGAAGATCGGTTTCTCGGAAAAGTTAAATACCTGCGAAGCTCAGCCGACCTTGATACAGGAGAGTTCAGCCTTAGCATCGACAGGTTCAGGAACTGGTCATCCGAGGCTTCCGGAATATACCTTCCAAGTCCGGACGAAATCAGGCTTATATCACTTATGGAAATGGAAATCGAACGTAATAAAGAATTTATATGATGCACAACTGGTTTGAATGCAAAGTCCGTTACGAAAAAGTAATGGAGAATGGAATGAGAAAGATGGTTACGGAACCCTATCTTGTGGATGCGCTCAGCTTTACCGAAGCCGAATCCCGCATAATCGAAGAGATAACGCCGTTCATCAGCGGGGAGTTTACGGTAGCTGACATTAAGAGGGCAAGGTACAACGAGCTGTTCCCTTCCGATGAAGGTTCAGCAGACAAATGGTTCTCATGCAAATTGGAGTTTATCACTTTGGATGAAAGGACGGCAATTGAAAAAAAGACAAAAGCGACCATGCTCGTACAGGCAGCAGACCTTCGAGATGCCATGCGAAAACTGGACAATGCGATGAAATCCACGATGCTGGACTACAACGCCGTATGCATCAAGGAGACGCCCATCATGGACGTGTTCCCCTACAAAGGTGCGCCTGCGGACGCATAGCGGTGCATCGTCCCACATATAGCGGTGCGCAGCCGCTCCAACCGCCATGAAACGGAGGACGCACCGCGGTGGCTTCAGACGGGCAGTGTTTCGTAATGGGAGAATGGCAGTCCCACCCTGATTAAGGTTGAACAAGATGCGGGTTCGATTCCCGCCTGCCCGGCAATAAACTACAGATACAATTATGGAAGCATTTACATTAATCAGGATGAAAGAAGCGCTTGACCGCATAAGAAAAAGCAGCGGATACAAGACCTGCAACAAGGTATGCGCTCTTAGGGAAAGGCACGCAATCCTGTACGACCTTACCGAGGAACAGTTCGGAATCGTGAAGCACATTGCCCTCCGGCGGAACGTACAGGAAGGCAGCTGCCGGATGATAGACCGCAACAGGATTCCGGAATAAACTTAGGGTATTATGAAACTGACATTGACAGCCAGTGAAGCTGCATTGCTATGCAAGCTGGCGCAAGACAGGCTATCGGACATCGTGGGCGAGGTCTTGATTGAGAATGACAAGGCAAACGACAACCAGCAGCGTTTTATCGCGAAGCTATGTAAAAAACTAAAGAGACAGATAAGGTATGATAAGGACAAACGAAGAAGAAAAACGGGCAATCAGGGAAAGGCTGGCGGAAATAAGGGAACGGCTCCTGACGGAATCCATCCTGTTCAATCCGCAAGCGGACGCACTGATACGGGAGAGCAACGCATTGAATATAAGGCTTAAGATGTTGGGAGGGTAACATGAAAAGAGATGAAGACCATATACAGGAAACATGCGTAAGGTGGTACCGCCTTGTCCACCGTGACAAGATGATAACGTCTTTCCCTGCCGGATATGTATTCGGAGGGGATGCCACGAAGCGCGCCATTCTTGGAAAGCGGATGAAGGATATGGGATATATGAAGGGAGTTCCGGACTTGTTCATACCTCACGCCAACAGGTTCTACCACGGCATGTTCATCGAGATGAAGACGCCGAAGGGAAGGCTTTCGCCAGAGCAGAAAGAATCCATCCGGAGGCTGGAGAGTGAAAACTACAAGTGCACGGTATGCCGGTCTCTTGACGAGTTCATGAAGGCGGTGAACGAATACATGGATGCTATATGAAGACGCTGGTTTTCGATGTGATGCTGCATGACAGGTTCAGGCGGTGGAAATAAAATTTCACCGCTTTTTTTATGCGTAAAAGTTTGGCATTTCGGAAATGAGTTGTATCTTTGCGGTGCAAGTACGCCAAACCTGCATCAACATAACTATTGAGATGAGATTTTTTATGCTCATTTTAGACTGCTTTATCGCAAAGATATAAGGCTGTTGTTCTCTCATAGATACTCATTTCAATAGTGTGTATCGGGTTTGGCGACTTAGAGAGGCGACAGCCTTTCCTGTTTTTACTAACTTAATTTCATTTATGCCAAACCCAATGAAATTAGAGACGAACCGAAGCACAGTAAGTTCTTCATCTGCGTACAGCCACGAAACGGCAAACATTGTATCCGTAATCAACGGAAACGTCCTGAACCTATTCTTCACGCTGAAAGAAATCGAAAGGAAGTTCAACGAAGAGTACACGCGCCTTGAAAAGGAAAGCGAGGAAAACGAATGCTACGGCAACATAGCCGACAAGTTCTATGACGGGTATGTCCGCATGGAATCCGCATTCAAGAAGCTGCTCGCCGAAACGACACAGGTAAACATCGGAAAATCATTCTGATTACAACTATTACACACGGCATACACCCTATGCCGTGCGATGCTCTATTGAATATTGCTATGGAAAGAATTAATGCAATCATGGACAATATCAGGGACAGCCCGGTATGTCCGGAAAGCGGAGAAATAAATTTGTATTACATAATCATTAAACAATTGAAAAAATAATCCGACATGGAAAAAGGATATATCAAATTATCCCGAAAATTCTTTGACAACGAGATATGGCAGGCCGCCCGGGCTTTCAGTGAATGCGAAGCGTGGCTGGACTTGATACAGTCCGCACGATTTGAGGCTTCTACGACAACGTCGTGCTTCGGGAGTTGCAAAGTGACTTGGGGAAGAGGACAATATCCGGCATCCGTGAGATTTTTATCAAAGAAGTGGGGGCGTGGAGAACGCTGGGTAAGGGTGTTTTTGACAAAACTGAAGAAAGAAGGAATGATTACAGTTGAAAACAGCCAAGGAGTCAGTATCATAACGCTTGTGAATTACGACAAGTACAATGATTCGCCAAAAGTGCCAAACGACACAGCTAAAGACACAGCAAATGACACACCTAACTATGTAACATTCAATCAGTTGCAAGAGGTTGTGACACAGGTGGTGACACAGGTAATGACACAGCAGTCAAAATTAGGACACAGCTACGACACTAATAAAAAGAAAGAAGAAATAAATTATAAAGAAATCTCTCTATCGAGAGATAAAGAAATCCCCCAATTGGAGAAGGACATCAAGATGCCTTTGGACGAATGCCATGCCTATATCCTGAAAAACTACAGCCAATGGGTAGAGACCGTAACGATGAACATACGGAGTTCAGGATTCCCGGATTTCACGGTGGATTCCTTCAAGGACTATCTGCGTAGATTCTTCGAAAAATTGAAAAACGAAGGGGAGGACGGCAAATCGCCTTCCGATGCGCAGAGCCATTTCTACCGGTGGCTGGTGATACAGCTTGGCAATGCTCCTAAGAACGCATATCTTTCGGAAAACAACAGGCTGCTGGAATGGCTTCCGGATGGCATGTACAAGAGATTCGTCGGTATGGTGCATGACTTTGCGCCCTATTGTTTCGCAAACATGAAGATGCCGTCAGAAGAGGAGGTGGACGGGTTCAAGCACATGTTCGAGAGCACAAAGACAATCAGGGAAGCGCTCATGCAGGTAGAGAACAACACAGAACTACGGCGTAAGAGGGAATACCTCGGGCAGACAATCCGTGACCAGCTTGCAATTACGAAGAAAATCAATACATGAACGATATGGAAGACAAACAGTTACCGCAGGACAAAGAGGCGGAGAAGACCGTGCTTGCGACCATAATGGCTGACAAGAACGCATTGCCGGAGGTAAGGCAGATGCTTGACGTGGAAGCGTTCTATTACGAGACGCACAGGGAAATATACAAGGCACAGCTCGCCATCAGCGAGAGGGGCGATTTCCCCGACCTCATCACAGTGATGAACGAACTGAACAGGAGGAAGTCGGGAGTGACGCCTTACGAGCTTACCGAGATTTCGGGACATGTGACGAATTTCCTTGCGCAGCACGCCGCCGAAGTGTTTGACAAGTACAAGCGCAGGCAGTTCTTCGAGATAGGGTGCTACCTACAGTCAAACTGCTTTTCCGAAGACAACGATGTTGTCGACGTCGCCGAAGAGGCACGCAAGAAGATGGAAGGGATATTCCCCGACGACGGGAGTTCGGTATCCACGATGCGGGACGCGGTGCAAGGGGTGTATGACAATATCAACCGCAACATGGCAGGAGGGGAAGGGCTTACAGGCAGCCCGACAGGGTTCGGTGAGTTGGACAGACGTTCAGGCGGATTGCAGACATCCGACCTGGTAATCATTGCGGCTGACACGTCCATGGGAAAGACATCGCTTGCCATCAAGATGGCAATGAACGCCGGGTGCCCGGTAGCCTTCTACAGCATGGAGATGAAGAAGGAACAGATAGCCGCGAGGATGATTTCAATCGAAACCGGAGTGTCGGCAAACGAGATACTTTATTCCCGTCTTGGGGCAAGCCAGATTACGGCGATTGACAAGGGCGTTTCACAAATATGCGAAAAGCCCGTTTTTTTTGACGACAGGAGCACTTCAAGCATCGAGACGATACTTGCATCCATCCGCATGATGAAAATCAAATACGGGATAAAAGGAGCGGTCGTAGACTACCTGCAAATCCTGAACGTGAACATGAAGGGTGCGAACAAGGAACAGCAGATGGGTGACGTGGCAAGGCGATTGAAAAACATCGCCAAAGACCTTGACATCTGGGTAATCGCCCTTTCGCAGATAAACCGTGACCGTGACAACCCGGCACCGAGCCTTTCACGATTGAGGGATTCTGGGCAGATAGCGGAAGCTGCCGACACGGTTATCCTCATTTACCGTCCGGAAGTGTACGGAAGAAGCTACCCTGACCCGTTCACGAACGCAAGCACGAAGGACACGGCGATGATTGAAGTGGCTAAGGGAAGGAATATCGGTCTGTTGAAATTCATTGTCGGGTTCAACAAGCCGACCACCAACTTCTACGAATTGGGAACCGTACCGCAAGCCGAATTCCAGCAGAAAGAAGAAGACCCGTTCTGATGAAGGCAGCCATCTATTGGGTGACTAACGACTGGTCACTGATACGCAGGATACGCGAGAAATACAGGCTTCCGCAGCAGATGAACATCAACTACATCACATACGCGGAAGTCAGCGAAGAAACACTGGCTCAACTGAAGAAGGGAGAGCCCAAATTCCTGATAATTAGAAAAATCGAAAAATGACACAGATTGAATTCATGAACCGGCTGATAGACAAGCACGCTCCAGCCGTGATAGGATGCACATACAACATCCTGTTCACAAACGACATCGCAATTACAACCGTTATCGAGGCGGTGGAAGCGGTAAGGAAGTCTGACCGTTACAGGCATGAGACAAAAAGAATAACAAACGTGATAGACAGGCTCCGTGGAAAGTACGAGAAGATGCTCTTCGAGGGCATAGGAGACCGCAGCGGATTCTTCGCGGACGCCAACGAGACGTTCCTTGAAGACATCCAGAAACACGTGGACATCCTCTACTACAGCATCAAGGGGGTGTTCGACAAGGCGAGGCTGGAAGATTCCGCCCTGCTTGCACGGTGCGAGCTGGCAAGGACGATGTGCGAGTTCTCCTGCATACAGCTGGACAAGAGGGAGGAGGAGTTAAGGCAGGTCGATTCCCGTTTCAGGCGTTCCAACATCGGTTACTTACGCCTCACGGCTCTCCAAAAGGAGCTTGACAGGCTGATGCGCACAATGGGAATACCCTGCACGGTAAACCTTGACACGGACACCTGCCGTGCGGCGGTCAACGCCCTTTCGGCGAAGCTCTGCGACGCAAGGATAATCGCCAAGGCAATATCGGCATAACCACTAAAAACAGACAGTATGAGCGTAGCAAGAATCAAAGACCAGATGGTGGAAAGGAAGCCGTCGGTGGACGAGAACAGCAAGGGGCTGAACGAGAAGATAAGAAAGTATTACAGGCACGAGGAATCGTTAATGCCGCTCCGCATCAGCCGGAACACGGTCATTCTGGTCAAGCCGGAGAAGTGCAACGAGGAATATGCGGAAAAGTACAGGAAGGAGAAGTTAGGGGTATGAAAGCGCAAGATATTGAATCGAAAATTGATGAAGTTCTGTCAAAAGTAAGACCTTCGCTTGCAAAGAAGATAGAATACTCAATAGACCTTATCCGAAAGTCAGAGAAGATGGCGTTGCGCCTTGACCCTGAAAATGGCTTCTACAATACCTTTTCCGGGGGCAAGGACAGCCAAGTTTTATACCACTTGGTAAAATTGGCAGGCGTGAAGCACAAGACGCACATGAACCTCACCAGCGTTGACCCACCCGAAGTGATACGCTTCGTCAAGCATCATTACCCGGACGTAGAACTGATAAAGCCACGGATGAGCATCTACGATATGGCGAAGAAGAAACACATCCTTCCCACGAGGCGTTTACGCTGGTGCTGTGCCGAATTTAAGGAAACCAGCGGCGCAGGGAAAGTGACGCTCATCGGCGTGCGTAAACAGGAAAGCGCACGGCGCGCCAAACGGGAAGAAATCAGCACAGATATAAAGGGTAATCGCAATGAAGAAACCTTCGACCAATGGAGCGAACACGAAGAACAGATGGTCACCTGCGTAGGTGGCAAGGACAAGATACTCGTGTCGCCAATTATCTATTGGACAGAGCGGGATGTATGGGAGTTCCTCAACGCGAACGGCATACCGCATTGCGAGTTGTACGACCAAGGGTGTACCCGAATCGGTTGCATTTGCTGTCCCATGTCACAGCCACGGCAAAAAACGAAGGAAATCAAACGCTGGCCACACGTCAAGCGAAACTGGCTGAAAACAATCCAATGGCTTATCGATAATGGCTATATAGACCATAATTTCAACGATGCCGAGACCGGATTTCACTGGTGGATAAGCGGCAAGTCATTCGACAAGTTCTACGCTGACGAATTTATGCAAAGTAAAATAGATTTTGACATATGAAAATGGAAACGATAAAAGAAGCCGGTCTCCGGCACAAGGAAGGGATAAGGCATTACCAAGACCGCAAGTCGCACTGCGATGAAGATTTCAAGGCAGGAGGGTGCTGGCTGGCTGAATACCTGATGAGCGTCCCGTTTAATGAGATTTTGGAAGAATTGGTGGAACTTAAAGAAGATATTGATTATGACAAGAGAACAGATTGAAAATGCAGCGAAAGAACACCAATCTAAACTGCCATATTGTGACGACAGAAAGGTAAGAGGTGAATTTGTAGGCAACTATTATGGATTTATTGCCGGCGCACAGTGGCGCATCAACTCCGTGTGGCACGAAGCAGAAACCGAACTACCAGAATCAGGATGTGATACGTTAGTCTTATTCAGAGGAGGGGGATGCGAAATAACCGATTCTGGTACTCGATTTGATTTATGGAGAGCGGTTTCGCAGTGGGCATATCTTGACGATTTGCTTCCCGAAAGAAAGGAGGTGAGAAATGATACAGAAAGTAGAATCATACCAAGCTCATTGTGATATTTGTGGTATAAAAAGTGAGTTATATGAGAACCCAACAAAACTGGCATTAATGTTACGAAGAAAAGAATGGGCAATAAAAGGTAACTCTTGTATATGCCCAAATTGCGCGAAAAGAATGAATACGAACAATTAAATTCAAAGAAAATGATACGCGAAGTTAAGATGTACGAAGCAGTGTGCGACAGTTGCGGAAAGAGTTCTCGCACGAAGTATAAGACAAGAGACAAGGTAGAAAACATAATTTCAATATGTAAGGGTTGTGGATATTATGTTCAACCATATGGATTAAGCTATCCAACATGCAGATTAGCTAAACGTCCTATATTAGCAGGGGATGAATATAGAGGATTTTATGGGAAGGATGACCCAGCTAAATGTAATAATGGAACTAAAATATACTGATTATGGAACGGGGAATAGGAGAAACATTCTATTATAACAACACTCTTTTGCAGGTTGAAGAAAGAAAATTCTGTGAAGGTTGTTATTTTAAGAGTATCAAAAGACAAGGCTCTTGTATTTGTCAACCTCATATTAAAGTCACTGGTCATTGTGAATATCTCTTGAGAAGTGACAGAAAAAGTGTATCATTTATTAAAATCAAATAATTATGGAACGCAAGATAGGAGAAATATTTGAGGTTAACGGTAAATGGTATCAGTGCGTAGAAGCTAATGAAAATGATAATTGCAATGCTTGCGATTTACAGGGACTTTGTATAAGAATGCAAGGCAAACAGCACGTAGGTAATTGCATGAATTGGAGAACTGATAATAAACGTACTGTTTACAAGAAACTTGAAAAAGTCGGAGAGCCTTATGAGTACTTTGTTCAACATAAAGGAATTGTAATGCTTCAACCTTATAAGCTATTCGCTACTCCATTTATAAATGGAGTAATTTGCAATGTAAATTATGACACTAATACTATTGATTTAGAAATTAAACAAAACAAAGAAGATATGGAAGAAAATTATAAAGCAGAAGATACTCTGCTTACAAGATTAGTAGGCAAGTATGTGAATAATCTAATTGATTATGAAACATTTGAAGAAGCTGTAAAAGAATTATATTCTTATAAAAAGGATAGTAAACTGACTCTAAAAGAATTTAACCTTGAAGCAGCTAAACAAGGCAAGCCAGTCTGCACAAGGGACGGAAGAAAGGCAAGGATTATTTGCTTTGATAGGAAATTCTATCATGATTGGTATAATTATCCTATTGTTGCGATGGTTAATAATAATGATAATGAACTTGTTCATGCCTATACGCAAGACGGGTTGCTTGTAGGAAATAAGGAAGGCGAATTAGACCTTATGATGCTCCCCGAAAAGAAAGAGGGATGGGTGAATGTGTATTATGATAATGATGCTTCTTCACATAGAGGTTGTAGATTTATATATGATACTAAAGAACGAGCCGTAAAAGAAGCTGGTAGTGCTTATATAACAACGGTTAAGATAAACTGGGAGGAATAAACTATGTGGATAGCTCGTGACAAAAATGGTGAGTTGTGGCTTCACAAGGAAAAGACTATAAAGACTTACGACCAATGGAGTTCTATGGGTGACGTAGAATTGGTTTCCCTTGTAGATAAAAGTATCTTTTCAGAAGTCAAATGGGAAGATGAAGAACCGCGAGAACTTGTTTTGAAACCGATAAATGAAGAATAAATATGAAGAAGATAAAAGAACTAAATGTAAGTGTGACTTATGAGGTTACATTATGCGATATAGAAGTTCCTGATGAGGTATATGAGGCATTGGAGAATATCGATGAGATTAGCACTCAAGATTGTTTCAGTTCAGAAAGTAAAGAAACAACTGCTTTGGATTGGCTTTCGACGCACGTAAGAGAGAAAGACGGTTTGGAGTGGAATTATTCGATTAATAATTTGGAATGAGTAAACTGATAAACGAAGAATAGATATGTCAGCGAAAGATTATAAAATATGTCCGGCATTGTTCTATGCCTATATAGCTAAAGTGAGCAAGCGCAATCCGAACATGATGTTGGAAGATAGACGTGTGATTGATGAGGAAGAGATATTCGCATTGATAGAATGGTATCTTCACAATTATTGTGTGACGAACAGAACGGATTCTGTTACAATATCTGCCAAAGAGGGTGAGTTATTTACTATAACAGCAAAAGGTAAATTGCTTGAAAAGATAAAAGAAGAATTAAATAAAGGTCAGCTATGATAACTTTTGACGAGTTTGCGGACGCATACGCAGCGGCAGTCCCTAAGATACTTGCAAAGATGAAGTATCTTGAACGTATCGGGCGTGACCCGTTCGACCAAAACAAGCCGTTGCCTAAGTGGTGGCACAAGGTGAACAACTTGAAAGAAAGAAGAAAGCAAAACAGAAGCAACAAAATACCTTTTTGATTATGATAGTAGAACAATTTGTTTCGTTCGAAACTGCCCGAATGCTGAAAGAGGCAGGGTTTGACGTGCCGTGCTTTAACCAATACACAGAGCGTGGCACAATATGGCATTGTGATTGCCCGGAAAATTTCAACAAAAGTCAGTGTGTAACTTCGTGCCCAACGCAGGATTTGGCGGCGAGGTGGCTACGCGAGGTATATAACATTGATGTTATGGTAGATGTATATAATAGGGATTATTATGTCTGCAATGTTTATAAAAACAAACATCTAATGATTATCAGAAACATAGTCACATCAAGTTTTGAAAAAGCTCTTGAGGACGGCTTACGTGAAGCGATTAAACTCATTAAAAAGTAAGGATTATGGCAAAACAAACATTATCAATCGAGCAGATGAAGCACCTGCAAGAGTTGGGGCTGGAAATGAAAGAAACTATGCTGTATTGGGCAAGATGTGTGGATAACAATCCTCGTGCTGCAACCCACTATGGGAAATGGGTTCTGATAAAAGGGAATAATGCTCAAACCGTAGGTCTTATGCACTGGGAGTTTATTCCCGCCTACACCTTGCAGGACGTGCTGGATGCGCTGCCAATAGAAATAAAATATAGATATAAAAGATGTTGGCTTTGCATTGAACTTGCAGATGAAATGATTGGCTATTACTATGAGAATGCCCGTTTTGAGCATAGATGGGTTTACTATGAAGCGGTAATGATAGATGAAAGTCTTATTGATGCTGCCTACTCCTTGTTGTGTTGGGCTATCGATAACAAATTTGTAGAAACGAACAAAAACGAATGAGGTATGAGATATTACTATTATTATTACACCCACAAATTAGGATTCGGCTGGGGATTATGCAAATCAGAATCCAAAACATTCCCGCTGGCGAATAGTACCAAGTACGTAAGGGAAAATACAGAACCGTCTGCAACCATTTCCTTTTGGACGGAAATACCCTATGAAGAATGTGAAGAGATGAGTAAAATTATGGATGAATACAATGATGAACGAAATACTGAAGAAAAGGATTGAGGAAGCGGCGGATAAACATTCATTCAAGTATTTGTCACAAGACAGAATTGAAGAACTTGAATTAGGATGTCATTATGAAGCAGGATTTATGGAAGGCGCACAATACGCACTATCCCACCAATGGATAAGCGTCGAAGGTACATTGCCTAAAGAAGAATTTGATGTATTTATGAACGTGTATGTAGAAGTGGATACAGGACATGGAATTGAGCATTGCGTGTTACTTGCAACATACTATTCGGGTAAATTCTCATGCGAGTCAAATCATGTAAAGGTTATAGAATGGATGCCCATTCCTAAGTTTGAAACGAAAAAAACGAATAACCCATGAAGAAGATAGACAAGATTTATTCCCGTCATGAAAGGGGCGGGAAATACTACCTCATCGCCCGCATCAAGCTGGACGGTGAGTTTACCATTGAGGAAATCGAAGTGAGCGAACAGAAATACAGGACAGCCAAGGAGGGTGATTTGATATGAACAATGATTTGAAAACATTGACAGAAAGGGGATTGAAATGAAGAAACAGTACAAAATTCAGTTGCCAAAAGGCAAGAAAGTCACGTTGACAAACGTGGACTTTAAAAGCGGAGTAATGACCGTAAATGTTGAGCTTGAAAAAGACGATTCCAATATATGGAATAAAATGATTCAGGAATACGGAGAAGCTATCTGTGGAAAGAAAGAGCAGAAGTACGAGCCGAAAGACGGGGACTTTATATATTTAAAGTGGAAAGGCGTAAAAACATTTCTTCCATATGAGGAAGGAGAAAAAGAAGCAATAGGCATATTTAAGGAGACAGGACACGATATGTTATATTGTTATGTAACATATTTCGTTGGAGATGATTTTAAAAATAATCCTACGTTAATGATACCATCTGATTATATTGGAAATAAAATATCCAATGGCTATACATCAATGTTTGACGAAATCCGTCCTGCCACCGAAGAAGAAAAGAAGTTGCTGATTGAAAAATTAGCCGAGGTAGGCAAGCGGTGGAATGAAGAAAAGAAATGTTTGGAGAATGTAAGGTGGAGAGCTAAAAAGGGGAAGTTGTATCGTTGGGTGTCAGCTGACGGATATGTTAAAGAATCAACAGATGAGCATGGAGAATGTGATAATTGCTATTATAAATCAGGCAACTACTTTAAAACAGAAGAAGCCGCAGAAAAAGTAGCCGAGCAGATACGGAATATTTTTAAGAACTCAAAAGCGGAATAGAATATATGCAACTGATGAACATTGAGGAATGTGTAAGCATCATGATTTTCGCAGATTGCGAACCTCACGGAATCATTTGCAACACCTCTTTTCGTGGGCACGGGGCATCGGAGCAATCCGGTGCTCTTTCTTTTTCCCCGACACCCACCGTGCCGGGCTTTTTGTTTTCTGAAACCAATAACAAACTAATCACATACGAACTATGAACCTGAACGAACTAAGAGACGAAGCCTACTCCATCGCCAAGGCGAACGGATGGCACGAAGAAGAGCACAGTGACGAACACTGGCTAATGTTAATCATTACCGAGATAGCCGAAGCCGTACAGACAGACCGTAAGAACCTTCACGCCGACGTGGAAGCCTTCAAGAAGTACGAAGAAATCATAGACTTCAAGGAAAACTTCGAGCGGCAAATAAAGAATACGGTGGAAGATGAACTTAGCGACGTGGTTATACGATGTTTGGATTTAGCCGGACTACGGAGATTTGACCTTGAAGAAGTGGAATCCCTTATGGAAATGGCTGAAAGCATAAAGGAAGGAAAGGGCTTCATTGATTTATGCTATGCCCTCTCCGGAATATCCACCTGCGATGATTCCACCGAAGAAAAGGTAATTGCAATCATTGCGGTTGTGCTCAAATACTGTGAATTGACAGCCATTGACATTGATTTCTTCATCCGCACCAAAATGAACTATAACCGCCTGCGTGGCTACCACCACGGAGGCAAAAGATATTAAGGATATGACATACGAGGAAGTAAAGAAACAGATTACCGACCTGCTGGCGCAATATTCAGAAGAACTCAAATGCGACCTGCATTGCGAAGTAGACATAAAGAAATGCACCGAGTTCTTCTCTGAAAAGCCCTATAAGGGGATAAAATTTGAGATTACACTAAAAAGCTGAATATATGGAACTGCATTTAGACCCCATCATACCGGTGACACGTGTGGTCAACGGGCACAACGTGTTCAACAAGGGATACCGCCACGGACTTCGCGGAAAGACCTACGAAGAATACTACGGCGAGGAACGCGCCAAGGAGATAAGGAAAAGACACAGCGAGGCATTGAAAGGGCATCCGTACTGGTCAAACCGGAGGGCTGCCGCTAAGCCCTGCGTGGTGATTCACCAAGGGAGGCTGCTGGGAAGGTTCGATTCCGTCATAGACGCGTCAAGGTCTCTTGGCATCAATTACGCCACCGCAAGGCGGTATCTGAAAGGCAGAATTAGGCAGCCCAAGAACGGCTGGCAGTGGTTCTACGAGAATGAATCCTACAAATGGTGCGACTTAATCAGCAAATGAGCCCATCATCCCAAACCCATTCTGCAATGTTCGCAGATAAAGTTCTTTGCCACGATGAACATCTTCTGCGCAATTCCACCTTCAAGATATGCGGCTTCCTCGCTGTACGGGTCTATTCCGTACGCCTGTTCGATATGCCTTGCAAGATGCTTCTTCTCGTGCTCCCACGAGTTGAGGAACTCGGCAGGCGTGGAAGTAAGCGAAATCACCATCACCGTCTCGCCGAGCTTGAAGTTGGAGTAGGTGATTCCCGTATTGAGGTCACCTTTCACAAGGCTTGAATATGCACGGTCGAGCTGGATTCCACTGCATCCGATACGGCGCATGTCGGATGCTATGCGGTATGCCCAGTAGGTAGATACCGCATAGTATATCCTGACATGCCAGTCATATTCAGGTATGTAGATGTCTTGTGTTATCATACCATCCGTTCCCAAGGTATTACAGTACCCTTCCCTATGCATGTTGCATAGAACTCGTCAAACGCACGGCACGGGTCACCGTCAATGTCGTCCATATACAGCTTCATGTGAAGACACAGCTTCGATTCGTCAGGAAGCGACTTCTTGAAAAAGTCCGCCTTGAGCATGTTGGCGACGTATGCCGCATCATACCCCTGCGCGTTCTTTATCTCGATTTCGTTCTTCTTGAGCATTTCCTCCACTTCATCGATAGACCATGGTTCCAGCTTCTTCTCCTTGCCGGTTGCGTCGTCTTTCACGTACATCCTGCTTACCGCCCACTTGCACAGTTTGGCGTTGAAGTGCGGACCGTACTGCGACACATACCTGTACAGGTCTTCCGGAAGCCTTTCATACATATCAAGTCTCTGATTCATATCCAAATGATTTAATGAAGGGCACAAGGTCTCCCGTGTGCCCGGATGAAAACAACCTTAGTACCATTGCCCGTTTTCGCGCCTGCGCCGGCGTTCCCCCATGTCATCGGGGTAATCTCCGCGCATGCCCATCGGGTCGTAATGTTCCCTCATCCCCATTGCGGGATATCCCGGGTAATACGGAGGGAGCATGCGCCTTTCACCGTACCCGTCCGGCATACGGTCGCGATGCCCGTATCCTCCTGACGCTTCCTTCATGGCTTCAGCGAACCCTCTGCGGTATCCTTCCTGATAAGCCGCTCCGGCATCCCCTGTTCTTTCTCCGTACCCGTCACGAGCGTACTCAGGCTCGTCACAGATCTCGTGTATCATTTTCAAGTTTCCCCAGCTCATAATTATTGTTTTTTTATGTCATTCTCAGAAACCCCCAGCTGCTCCATCAGCTTCTGGTTCATCTGCATAAGCGTATTCATATTCTGCGTCATAGTGGCAATCTGCTGCTTCATCATGTCTATTTCCTGTTCCTGCTGCTGTTTTGCGGCAAATTCAGGATTCAGCGCATTCAGCATCTTGTCGCATGATTCGATCATGCCCTTGTGGTATTCCACGCTGTTAAGTATGTCGACGCTCTTTTGTCGGAGCGTTGAAAGCTCCCCGTTCATCGCGTCACGAGAGCATGACACTACGATGTTGCCGTTCTGCCCGAAGTCCGCAATGTCGGCACCTGCCGGAAGCCCCTGCAGGTTCGTGTTCTGCCCTCCTATGTTGACTACGACATCAACGACCATTTCCATTTGAGGATATTGCCCGAACTGCGTCTGTGACGGATACTTTGGTTTGGGCATGGATACGCTTATCACATTCCCCTGCTCGATATAAGGGGAGTTTTCCTTATGCAGGATATATACTGGTGAATTTACTCTAAGGTTCTGAAACATGACTGGTTGTTTTAAGTTATGGGACTGCCTTCGCAGCCCCGTAGTTATTTATTGTATCATGCGGTAGCTGCCGCACTCGGTCTGAATCCGCCGTTCACGATATACAGTTGGTTGGTATACCGGTTGTAGTGGATCTCATAGATTCCCGCACCGGCGAAATTTGCCACCGTAGCAGGTGTACCGGCATACTCAAGCAGAGGACGTGTGTCACCGTTCACGCCTATTAGGATAGGCAGCGTGGCGGTCGTACCTGCCGGAATGGCATCCCGAAGGTCAAGGAAGAAACTGCCCACATAGTTGCGTCTGTAAAACGCATGGTTGGGTATTTCTATCGTAACGTTCTCCGTGCCTACCGTAACATTGGTGCTCGGTATGGTGTTGAAGTTGTCACGTCCCAGGTTCGGGTATCTGAAGAATAAGTTTGGAAAGAAGTCCCACATAGTCGCCTCCTTTCCTGTTATCCCCAGAAACCTGCATTATATCCGTAACCACACCCGTATCCGGCATAGTTGCCTGCTGCCGCACCTACGGCTGCCGCACGCACCACTTCGGGATTGTATACAGCTAATTGTGGGTAAGGAACACTGACCGTATTCGGCAGCTTGCACTTGATTCCGTCTACATCTGACCGGAGAGCCTGCAATGCGGCGACAATAGGCGCGTTCTGTTGTGCCACATTTGCCATGATTGCCTGTGTCTGGTGCTCGTTGTTGAGCTGTGCGGCAAGTGTAGAGCTCTTCTGACGCTCAGCATCAAGCTTGTCCTGAAGCACACGGGTTTCGGCTGCATCCAGCTTTGCGAGTATAGCTTGCGTCTGTGCCTGCGAAGCGTCACGAAGAGATTGGGTGTTTGCATTCATGGTGTTTGTCAATGCATTCACGTTCTGGCAGTTCTGCAATTGTGTTGCCGCGCCTTGGCGTTCCACGGCTTGCAGGATGTTGCAGCAGCAGGAAGAGAGTTGGGTTACAATGTTGTTGTCTCCCGACTGGATTGCATTGATGATTTGCGTGCCGTTCAGACCGATGCTGTTCTGGATGTTGCACAATGCGCTTTCAATTTGCTGGCTTGAGCAGTTCAATGTCGACGCAATCTGGTTGATTGCGCTGGCGTTACCTTGGATTGCCTGCATCAGCAGTTCACGTCCTGCGTTCCCTGCCAGTTCTGCCGGAAGGGCGTTGCCGCCACGACCGCCCAATCCCCCGAAGCCGCCGTTGTTCCATCCGAAAATGCTTGCGACAATAGCAAGATAGATTACTCCCCAGATTCCGTTCTGACCGCCGAAACCTCCGTTTCCGTTCATCATTGCGAGTACGTTCGGGTCAACCCCACGGTAACCGCACAGTCCGGGAAGCATGGCAGTTACATCGAACTTGCTTCCGCCGTTGTCTCCGTTGCCGAAGACGTAAGTTCTTTCTGTAGACATATTATGATAGTTTTTGTGTTGTGACGGGCACCATTGCCCGACATCACAAAGCTACCAATACACATTTTCGTTATGAATTTTAGCTTTCACGATAACAAGAAGCTTGTTTCAGATTAATATGATTATTTATCGCACTTTTAGAAGAAGAATTGTTTGTTGTGAAATATTTTAGTTGAAAACTTAACCGGTTTTCAAACCACATGATAGTGGAATGTTTTCCTATGTACGCTTTACGCTGTCTTAAATCAAGCCGGCATCGTGCTTGCGCGTATGGTTCAGTATGTACGATATAGTACGTGTGCTCAGTCCGGTCTTTTCGCTGATGCATTTGTATATATATCCTTTCGATACATAGCATGCCATCATGCCAAGGGTTTTCAGCTCCTGTTCGTACATCTCATGGACGGCATTGTCACGCAATACCGTACCGAATCTTCTTTGTGCCATAATATTATAGGTTTTAAAATGAAAAGGACGGAATTTTTCCGTCCGGCATTGTTATTTCCTGATTTTCATCACAAAGTATCCTGCCACAGCAATTACAAGGATAACGGCGAGTGCTATCGCATACCCTCCAGCCTCCATCTTGAACTGCTTCCACTTGGTCAGCTTGGCTTCCACAGGGTAGGGGACACGAAGGGTGTCTGTCCGGCTGACGTATGCCGTGTCCGTCTTTGCCTTGTCCCGGTAAATGTACTTGTACCGGAACTCCGTCACCGTGTCTCCCTTCACAATCACCAGCACGCTGTCCTTCACGTGGATGCTGTCACGGACAACCTTGTTGAAGTATACCGAATCGTGCTTCACCGTCTCCACCGGAACATATCTTACGCTCCGGCATGATGTTACCGACATGGCAAGCAATACGAGCATTGCCAGGAAATAGATGAATATTACATATTTCTTTACCATTGTCTGCCTTGTTTGGGCGGGCGGGAAACAAAAAAGCGGTGACCATGTTGAGTGCACCGCTTAAAAAAGTCATTGGAAGCGAATGTAGGATTGTGTTTATTTCCTTTCAGTTCATTGATTGAAGATATTTGTCACGAGCCATTACAGCTATTACTTTCATGTATGACGTCAAAGTCAGTCCATTCTTGAACGCATCGTCTTTCAGTATTGAAATCTCATCATCAGATAAAAATTTCTCAGGGAAGACAACTGCCTGTTGCACGCAGAAAGCATCAATATCGTATGCGTTTTTGTCTTCTATATTAGCATCAATCAGTTCTTTTATGCGAGACCAGTTTTTATCAAACATTTTGTCAAGGCCTAATCTTTTCACCATATCCCACCCTGATTCCGTTATCGAAAGTGGGCTTTGGGTTTGAGTAAACTGGTCCGTCTTGATATGCTGTTGCTGGAACATCCTCATTGCAGAATCTATCTCTTTAGTCAAGAATGTAATGGAAGTGCTCAATCTTGAAACAGCATTGTCATGCTCGCTCATTTTTTCATTATGTTTTTCGCAAGGGAGTTCGTCTATCTTCTTAATCTTGACGTACATCATGGCGCACCACCAAGTTAATCCGATTATAACCGCAATGACAGCAATCATAATGAATACAGCCAGTCCGAAATGTTCGATTATTACTTCGTTTAATTTATCTTCCATAACCGTGTATATACAAAAATCCCATGAAAAAACATCCGCATTCCGCTTCGTGTTTATCCATGGAAAACAATTCTTGGTCTTATTCCTATGCAAATATGGCAAGAATTGTCCTATTTGCCAAATTTAGGATGTTATTTGTAGTAGTTAGATGTTGCAAAACATTAATAAGCGGTGTACCCAACAAGTCAAAGAACGCTTCCGGCTTCCCGTGCCCGCCGGTTATAACTCATTTTTCAAACACTTCACCCAAGCGTAACGCCCTCTGCCTTGCAGGTAGCCCATGCTCCCTTGGTTCATGTACGCCTCACGCTCAAATCCGATGTTCCGATACGCCGTGTGCGCGTTCCGGTACCGGACAAGCCTTACCAGCCACTCAATAACATACCACAGGTAGAAGAACACATACAGCATCTCCTTCATCTGCGACGTGTGTATGCTCTCGTGGTTGATGTCCACACTGCCAATCACAGCATCGTCTCTTACGAACAGGATGCCGAAAAGATTGACGCATTTGTATCCCTTGAAAGGGATGATGTTGTTCCTTACTATCTCCATGCCAACAAGTCCTTATATTCTTCCTTAGCGTCAAAGCACGGGCACATCTTCGTCCATTCGTGCGGCTCAACTATCCCGTCACCGTCCGTGTCGGGCGAGGTGTCCCTGTGTCCCAGTATCTCCTTGATAGGGTATTCCTTCACCAGCTTGGCTATCAGAACCCGGAGCGCACGCTTCTGCGCCTCCGTCCTTGTGTCCTTTGCCTTGCCGCCTGCGTCCAGACCGCCTACATAGCAGATGCCTATCGAGTGCTTGTTGTACGACAGCCCTCCGAAACCGCGGTTGTTGCAGTGCGCCCCGTCCTTCAGTAACGAGCGACCCGTTTCCACGTCCCCGTTAAGCTTCACAACGAAGTTGTAACCTATCTCGGAGAATCCTCTCTGTTTGTGCATCATGTCGATGTCACGCGCAGTGATGTCCTGCCCCTCCTTGGTGGCAGAACAATGAATGATAATTGCGTCAATTGTTTTCATTTCCGGATTATTTTACATATATTTGTGAAATAATCTAAGATGTGTAAGCCGCTCCCGTCCGTGAGGATAGGACGGCTTTTTTTCAATACCCGTTTGGTGGTTCCCTCTGACCGCATTTCTTTTTCTCGCATCGTTTCAAGGCAAGCTCGATGCTTAACTTAGAAATGTCCTCTTTCGCCTTGAACAGCTCGTCCTGAACGGAACGCAGCCTGCCGGTCTGCTCGACAAACCTTTCTTCCTTTTCACTAAGCTGCTTCTGCAAAAACTCGTTGTATTCGCGCAGTGCCTTGAATTCTTCCACGTCCGCATGGGCATCCTCGATGCGTGCGTTCGTCCGGCGGCTCATCCACCATTTCAGGAACTGCTTGATACCCTCAATACCTCCGAGGGCGGTAATTAAAATCACCCAGTCGTTTACCGTCATGCCGCGCCTCCTTCCTTTTCCACGCTTCCAGATGGAATGTTCCGGCACGGTTTGCTCCCCGTGTGCCGGATAATGTTGTAGCTTACTATTTTCATCATATCATATTGCTTTATTTTTAACTCAACCTGTTTGCACGTGTTATACTTTTGTTATATATTTGCATAAACTACATAAACTGAGATGCCTATGAATGCCGTAACAGAAAGAAAACAGACCGCCTTCCGCCTTGATTCCTCTTTGCTGGAACGCCTGAAAGCGGAAGCCAGGCGCGAGCACCGCAGCCTGAACAACATCGTAGAAGTGCTTCTGTATGAAGCCCTTGAAAACCGCCCGAACCCCGAAACCATGGAAGCCATCGAAGAGGCACGTTCGGCAAAAGACAAGGAAACATTCGATAGTGTGGAATCCCTGATGAATGAACTGATGAAATGAAAAAGCTTCATCCTACCAGCCAGTTCAAGAAAGACTTCAAGCGTGTGAGGAATTTCCCTGAAAAAGTAGCTGCGTTTGAGCGCATCGCCGAGCTTCTCATAAACGGTAAGCCGATACCCCAAGAGTACAGCCCTCACATGCTGAAAGGGCAGTATAAGGGGTGTATGGAATGCCATATCGGGAATGACTTTCTCCTTATCTGGATTGAGGGGGACATAATCGACTTGATCCGCATCGGCTCCCATTCCGAACTGTTCTGACCTGTTGTAGCTTATCTTCTTCATAACCTTATCAGTTTATTCGATTAGTAATACATTGTCTGACACCTTGCATTCCGCATCTTCTATCGACAGCGTTCCGCCCGATACCGAAGCGTCCAACGCATGGGTGACGAACAACGTGCCGCCACTCACGTATGCTTTCCGGCTGGGCTGGCTTACGGTCAGGCGGCGTGTCTTTTCGCCCGTACCGCCGGTGGTGCGGAACGTGACCGTCAGCGAACGGGGGTAGCCCGTAAGGTTTTCGGTGTCGCTCTCCAGCCTTACGGTGCCGCTGCCTTCTCCCGTATAGGTGATGCGCAAGTTACCTCCGCCCGTTCCCCATGCGATAAGACGTTCCATACCTTACGATACTGTCCAGCTTGTGTTCGAAGTCACGTTCACGCTCACCGCACTGCCGTCTGCCGGGATGGTGATTTCAGCCTTGCTCAATGACAAGGTAGCGTCTCCGGCTGTCTGTTCGATGACGATCTGCTGTGATACGGAGCCTCCGTTGTCCACCTTCAACGTGCGGTCCACCTGCTCGACGGTATCATTCGCCGGGAGCGTCAGTTCTACTGACCAGTTGTATTCCGCCGATGCGCCCGGGTCGCCGTCAATGGCTTCTCCGTTATCAGTCGATGTACCGCCGGCCGTATAGGTGGCTGCAATCGTTCCGTTATGCGCCTCGCCCACCCACGAGAAGCCGAGCTTCGCCGAGTTGGACTTTCCCGTTACGGTCACCTTGCCGCCTGCCTTGTCCGCAGCCATGTCCGCCCCGTTGTCGATGCTGATGAATTCCGGTTTCGCTTCCTGCGTCACCTTGTAGGTTTTCGGTGCCGCCACTCCCGTAGCCGTCACCGTTACCGTACCCGTACGCACGTTACGTCCCGTGTGCACCGAACCTGTGTTCTGCAATACCCCGTTTCCGCTTCCGCTCATGGGGCTTACCGTTAGCCATGATGGTTTTGCCATAATTGATTTGAGTTTTTAAGTTTATAAATAAAAAATTATATATGAAGCTATTGTGCTTCCCATTCTGCATTTGAATATACGTCCACGTCCGCCTCGTACAGGTTCGACTCCATCAGCCAGACATGTTCCGGCTCTATGCGGAGGAACTTACCCTCTATGCTCACCATGCATACCAGCGAGATGTCTACCCGAAGACCGCCTCCTGTACGTGAAACACACGTGCACAGCATTCCTCCGTTGCGTGAAGCCTTCACGTCAAGGTATCCGCCCGCCCTTGTTGTCTTAACCTTGAAGCATCCCATACGTCAGTTTACCTTGATGTCCGTGTATTCCGTATATATCTCCCTCCGCACGCCGCCGTCCACATCCGTATCGGGCACCAGCACGGTGGTCTGCACCTTGATTGTCCCCCTGCCGAGCAAGGAAGAATCAATCACTGCCATATAGTTGTTCTCATCGATGCGTATCATGTCCTTCTTCTCCACCGTAAGTTCCTTGCGGTAAGTCCAGAACTTGCAGCGGAAGTCCACATCGTCCATTGTACCGGGAAGCCCCTCGATGTTGATGTTCAGCTTGTAGGTTGTGCCTAAGTCGGTCTGCATAATATATTAATCGGTTAAATCAAAAGGGTCAAATACTTTGTATTCATATTCATACGGTACGGAACTCCCAGTTCTTCGCCCCCAAATCAACTTGTTGATTAGTGTTGATGCTCCAAGGGTAGATTCTGACAGTTCCCAATTATTCGAATCATTATTGGATGTTTCAAGTCTAACAATACACCCTCTTAATTCACAATTAATTTTCAGAGAGGAACCGGATGTAGGACCAGCATAGAATTCATTTTTTAATATATTTGATTTAAGTGCTTCAATACTTGTAAAATTAAAAAAATCGCATTCTAATAAATCCCCATCACCTTTTATGGTAATGTTAGTGTTAAAATAACAATTTCGGATGGTAGCTCTTTCTCTATTATATATTTTGTAAGATGCTGTTAAGTTATCTATGATAATGCCACTCTTAGAAATATAAATTACATTATCACTGAGTATCTTATTGTTTTTTATCGAAAGAATAGATTCCAGAAGAAAATTATCTAATCCTAATATGATACAAGATAGTTTAGATACATTCACATAATTATCTCTGACTTTATCAGGTTTAGCATTAGAAAAATCTTCAATATCATCCTGATTAGAAAAAACACCTGTAGTCCCTTTATTATGAGAGAACAAATAGAAGTCCATACTTCCTCCGCTTGCCGTAATAAATGGATATTCCGCCGAAGTAAGTGTAAAGAGCGCATTTTTGAAGTCGAAGCAAACATCATTCCCATATTCGTCCTTCAACTTGTAGATATATCCTTTCCCGTTCTCTGATGCTTCCGAAAACCGGGTATTATCATTTTCTAACGAATACCAAATTTCCCAAAGTTCCATTTTAGAATTGGAAAAATACTTGTCCCTCTCGTTCTGCATAGCCGAAGCCTTCTCGGACAGCACGGATTCAGACAATGCCTCCACCACGATGTCGAACGGGTGGTTGGCCGATTTGAGGGTCTTGAACGTCCCCACGTAGTCGGTGATGCGGTACTTGGTGCCTACTTCGAGGCTGCTCGAATCCTTCAGAGCCTTTAGCTCCGCATGGGTAATCTCGACCATTTTGCCTGTGCCCGAGCCCCCAAGCTCATAATCCACACCGCCAACATTAATCTTTGTAATCTTGCTCATATCATTTACGTTTTAATTGATTGTTAATACTTCATCTGTTACGCTCGCATCGCTGTCCGTAATCGTCAGCTTCTCGCCCTCAACACTCGATTCCAACCGAGAGGTAATGACGAGCGTAGAACCTACTACATAGGCATTAGCAGAACCACCGCCGCCACCTTCTTGGATAAGTTTCAAGAGGTCGGCAATCTGTTGGGTATGCTCGTCTGCGATGCCTTTTAGTTCGTTATAGTTGTTGTTTACCTTCGTGCTGATAGGGGCGACGGCCTCGTTCACTATCTGCTGAATGCTTTCGCTGGTCAGGTTCCCAGCCTCCAAGATGGGAATAACCACCGTGCCGTCCTCTAAGACAGAAAGGGCATTCTTGCGCTCGGTGCTGCTACCGATGCCGTAAGAGAAAAGCACCTTCTTGTCGTTGAGGACAGAGAGGTTGTAACGGCCAAAAGCCGTCTCGTAGTCGTTGGAGACAGAGAGGTAATAGCCGTGAGCGAAAGTATAGTTACCACTAAGAATAGTGTTGTAACCTCCCCCTGCATGAACAGCCCAAAGACGACTGCCCACTTTATTATAGATACCTTCTACATGTGGTGCATATTTAGATGAATCCTGTTCCTTGCCAGGAATCATATCACCACAAATATTCCCAAATCCTTCCACGTGCCCTGCTTCATCGCAGACAATGTTGTTTATGCCCTCGGCATGGGTGGCGAAGCCCAAAGCACCGTGAAGACGGTAGGTGGCAAGAGCTTCATCAGTAATCTTCCAATAATACGGTTCCGCATTCTCTGTGGGGAGATAGCGAACGGTGCAGGTATTCAAGAAGTCCCGAATCAGTTCCTCATCATTCAAGATGGCATAGCTACTGCCTCCTGTTGCAAAATCAGTAACAACCGCACCTTCCGTATGTGATACACCGCCCCACGAAATCCCATACAAGCCTTCAGCGTGAGACTGTGCCCCCATCGCCCAAGTCTCTCTTCCTTCCGCATGAGCATCCGCCGCAAACACGCTGGTCTTGTACCCCTCGGCATGAGCCCGTGGCCCGGTGGCGTTGGTTTCCCGTCCCTCGGCGTGGGCATATTGTCCGGCGGCGATGTTATTGTCATAGTCGTTGAATATCTCCGCACCGGGATATCCGAGGTATTGCCGCCCCACGCCCCCTTGGTTGTCGAACTCCACCATCGTGCCGTTTGCGGAACCGTCCGCTCCGGGCTGGAAGAGGTAGAGCTTGCCCGATTTGAGCGTGTCGGTCGTGACATATACGTTGCCCGCACCGTCACCGTCCTGCCCCGGCTTTCCCGCCGGTATGGTAAGGTCTATCAGGTAAGACGGATTCCCGTTTTCGTCCACACCGTCATACTTCACTTGTGCCAGGACATGCGTGTCGGGCAGTCCGGTCGTTACCGTACCGGTCTTGAATACAGGTGTCTTTCCGTCCTCGCCTTTCGCCTGTACGCCGGTGCTGGAACCTCCGATGAACCATACGCCGTCAACGATGGACGGCGTGATGGACTTCGACACGGAAGACACGAACAGCCCGAACGCTATCTGGCCGTGCGTGGCGGAAGAAACGCCCCTTGATAATAGCACGCTGTCTTCGTCGGTTACCGAAGATACGCGGGTGAAATTCTTTATGTCTATATCTTCCATACGCTACGCATTTTCTAATTCTGTTCTCGCATTATCGTTCATCGGAATTACGCTCCAATACGTCCTGCCGTACTCGTTAAACCCAAAGCATCTGAAATAGCATCCCTGTATGTTTCCTATGGTCAAGGATGAGACCGCACCCAATACATCATTGTCCGGAGCGAACCATACGTTGCTGTTCACGCCCATTAACGTGACGGTACTTATCGTTCGGGTCATCAGCGGATACAATATTTCTATTACCATCACATTATCCCCGGATATTTCCGGGAAACGGCCCAGCTCATCGTATGTTGTCACCAATGCGCCGTTGATTGCATGCGATGTACCGCTTGTACTCCTCTTCAAGGTCATCGTTTTTGCCGAGAGGTCTCCCGCGAATGTCCCGTCCGTTGCCCATACATGACCCAAATAATCTACACGAAATGGTGCTGTAGAAGGGTTTCCGCTTCCTGCCCAAAAACGAATCTTGTCACCTTCCATTGAACCGGATATACCAGCCGTCAAAGGACCGTCATCTGACATAATCAAAATTTGGTTTCCCTGCATGAATTGGATCACCGCATTCTTTGATATGATAAGGTCTGTATATATAGCTGTAACATTTTCAGTAAATTCTTCCCAATATGTTGTATTTGTTAGAGTTATACTTGAAGAAGAAGTATGTGTGATTTTACATCGGAAAGCCCTCCATCCGGTAGATGCTGTGGTGTCCATTAACATTGCAACATCTATGTATCGTATGGTAGTATTGCTTTCTATTTCACTATCGTTACGGTACTCCCTTCCTAAAGTCCATATCGAAACACGAGTTACGCATCCTTGTATCCCTTGTCCCCCGTCTTGCCCTGGTTCTCCCGGAACACCATCCTGGCCATCCTTTCCGTCTGTCCCGTCTTTCACTACGGGTACAGTTTCTATGTCCGCCAGTACGTTTCCATAGTATAGGCGGAATGCTATTTTGTCCGAAGCGGAAGTTGTGCTCACGTTGTTCCCTATTGTGTACGTGTTCTCCGAACCGCTGTCACGTTGTATGGTCATCCTGAATCCTAGCGGTAGTGAAGATACGCTTGACACGTCCCCACCATCGTTCTTTGTCAACGTGCATTTTATGGTGCTATCTATATAGCTTCCGTTTTTGTTCACTTTTATCACGTTGACCGAAGGGGATAGCTGGTAAATCACCGCATCTTTCCCGTTTTCTCCGGTAGTTACTTTCAGTATGCGGAATACTGCTTTCCGTTCGTATGATGTGCCGCTGTACGTACCCTTAACTGTATATTCTATTTCAATGGATTCGGGAGTTCCGCTTCCGATAGATGTAATGGTAGATGTCTTTGCTGAGACACTGTTGCTCACGGAAACACCTGACACGTTCGGATTGCTGATGGAAGTTATATCCATTTCTTCCGTACCGAAAAACATGTCGAAATTTATCACGACGGGAAGCCCTGATTTTACATTTCCGTTGCCGTCGCACGCCACCGATGCCATTTCGTTGTCAAGGTCTAATATCACAGAACCAAAACCGTCCGCACCGTCTTTTACAATTGGGATGGTCTCCTCGTCGATGACTGTGGTGCCGTCCATCAGCCTGAACCCTACAGATTGCCATTCCTTGCTGACGGTTACCGTAGCCGATGCGTTTGAATAGGTTTGCGTGTAGTCTCCATCCACATATCCGCGAAGCGTATATCCGCTGGGGAGCGATGAGACTACAGACGAACTGTTGCCGTCCGTCTTCTTTACCTTGCAAGAAACGGAAGATGAGGATAATGTCCCACTTTTGTCAACCTTTATGGCTGATGGTTCTACTACAAGGCTGTATATGACCGCGTTTTCACCATTCGTTCCTGGTTTTACTTTATTAATCTTTATATATGCGGTGCGCCCGTAGCTTTGCCCTCCGAAACTTCCAGAACAGGTGACAGGGACACTAACAGCATCGGGAGTGTATGAAGCGATTGAGCTTATCGTTACCTTGCCGGTACTCTTGTCAGCCTTAGCGGTCACTCCGGCAGGTTCTTCCACTTCCAATGAATCCAGCTCCATTTCTCTTGTCCCGTAATACAAGTGTATCGTAGACACTATCGGAAGCCCTGATTTTACATTTCCGTCAGCATCACAGGCGACCGATGCCATTTCATTGTCAAGGTCTGCGATGATGTTGGTGAAACCGTCCATCCCGTCCGCTACGAAAGGGATTGTTTCCGTGTCTATCAGCACCCCTTCCTGTTTTAGCCTGAATGTGACAGACTTTGAAATACCTTCAGTGGGGATGTCGTCATTCAGTGAATATCCTGATTCAGAAAGTCCGTCTTTCTTTACGGTCATTTCAATCCCTTCTGAAAGAGTGGAAAGTGAAGACACGCCCTTACCGTCCACTTTGTTGACCCCACAACTTAAATAAGTTTCTGAATAATTTCCTTCCTTATCTATTTTGATGATGTTCACGCTCGGAGCGAGACGGTACAGCGTGGCGTTCTCTCCGGCTTTCACCTTCAGAATGCTCATTACCGTGCTTCTCGTCACCGGTACACCGTCATCGTCAGCCGTCACCGTGATTGTTATTCCGAAGCTTTCAGCCACTTCCTTCCCGATGGCGGACACCGTGACGGAGTGTGTTTCTTCGTCTACGCTACAGGTAACCCCTGCGGGAGCTTCCGTCACTACTTTGGATATTGCAAGAGCCTTCGTCCCCTTGTAGAAAGCCACGCCCGATGTTACCGGAAGTCCCGCAACGATATTGCCCTCTGCATTGCAAGCCACAGACGACATCTCGTTGTCCAGGTCTACGGTGTAAGCGTCCGATCCGTCCCGGATGATGGAAACCGAGAAACGCTTGTCGAACACGGCGTTCCCCTCGCAGTTCACCTGTATGTCAACGAAACAGTTCTCCGTTGCCGTGATGCTGTCTATCGAGACGATGCCGCCTTCTACTGATGCCGTGCACCCCTGCGGACTGAGCGTGACCTTGTAGACACCTGCGTCCATCGTGTCCGAGTAAAGCAGTTCGGTAGAGCCTTTGAACGCCTGTATGTGTGTCTGTATGCGTTTCTGTGTCGTGATGACGTTCTTGTCTCCGGTTATCACGTTCTCATCGCCTGTAACGACGTTCAACGCCTCAAGCAGCGAAACGATGTTCCCGTCCTCGTCTATCTTCACCACACGCTCGTAAGAGGACAGTGACACGCTATAGGCGTCCTGTCCCTTCAATGCATTTTCGATATCCGGAGTGAACTGGATGTTCACGCCCGTAAAATAGCAGTTCTCCTGGAATGTGCCGTAGCCATGCATTACCATGCCGCCAATGGTCAGACCTTCGAGCAGCCCGTCCTGCATGGAGATATTCTTCGTTGGGTCTATCACCCACGTGTTCACGTCTTTCAGCCGGCGAGTATAGTAGCGTGTCTCGTAGGTTATCGATTGGCGCGTCTTGTCGGTGAAGTTGCCGTAGGCGAAGAAGTTCATGCCCTTCATCGGATGCACCGAAGTGCCCGCCTGCAGGGAATAGCGGAACACCATTTTCCCCGGCTCGTTCGTGACGATTTCCGTTGGCGTGAAGTAAGAAGTCGAGAATCCGGCATACCCATAAAACCCGTTATCATCCTCCATGTCATCCTGCCGGTTGTTCCCGTCAAGGTTATGGAACACGCCCCGGCAGATGTCGTCCACGTGCAGTGTGCCCGTCTGGTCTTCGAGCAGGTCCAGTTCGGCGGTCTTGTTCTCCGTGTCCACGCTTTTAATGGTGCCGAAAGCGAAAGTGTTCGCCTTGTCGCCCGAAATGACATCGATGCAGTTGAACGTTATCTGCGGGACGATAAGCTCGTCACGAAGATATGCCCCGTCCGCCTCCATGTAGGTCTTGCCCGCAGCGTTTTTATAGAATGCCGCCCCGCTTCCGCCTATCATGCCTTGGACAAACGGGAAGAAATGTGCGCCGCCCAGCAATTTGAGAAGGTATTGCGTACTGTCCTCTTTATCCTTGCGCAAGAACGTAGCCAGCGACCTCAGTGCCGAGAACACGTTGCTGTCCGATGCCGGAGTTGAATCGTTGGTCCGTATGACATATACACCGCTTCCTCCGCCTGTTCCTTGGTAGGTCTGCCCGTTGAACACGAGCGAATCCACCTTGTCCTCAATCTCCGTCAGGCGTGAGTATTGCGCTGATTCCCCGATGGTGTAGATCGGGTTGTCCGAAGGGATGTCAAGGCACATTTCCCAGCCTATCACACGGGATATGCGCCCTCCCGTTCCGAAGAAGGACGGGTTGACAAGGTTCACTTTCTGACCCACATCGTAGGTGCGGCTTATCATGTCCTCCCGCACGTAGGACGCACGCAGCGGGACGGTGTATGTGCCGTCATCTATTTTCATCCGGTCAGCCTGTCCCTGCGCCCATTCTTTCAGCTCCTGCTCGGCTTCCGGTGTGTACTGGTCTGACACCAATTTGATATTGAACCCGTAGAGGATGTACTTGTCTCCGTTCTCCGGCTTCATCACCTCGTCCGGAAGCCTTCTTCCGTAGTCCTCGTTCGCCACGATTTCCCATAATTGTTCGGTAGGGTCGGAATTATTGGGATTGAACGTCACGCCGAAGTCCAGCCCGTTGAGCTTGCCCGACTTGAAGACGATGCGCAGCTCCTTGCCCTCAAGAATGTATTCTTCATCAAACGTAAGCCCGGTGTCCTTGTACTGGTAAGCCTTGAACGTGCCGGTCTGGTTGCCTTCTCCGTCCTCAATGGCACGGTCTACCGTCTTGACGTCCGACAATATACCGATACGCTTCGGGTATATGGCTTCGTTTACCATCACACACTCCACCACCTCGAACGGCTGCATGTCCGGATATGCGTCAATGTAAGGCGTGTCAGCAGGCAGCATCAGCCGCTTCTGGACTATACCATTTACAGTAAGGTCGGGGTTGCCGGTCTCCCGGTAGTTTTCAGGAATGTTTCTCGTAGACCCGAAGGCGTAGATACGGGTGGCGAATGTGCCACGGCTTTCGTTCCGTGTCATGTCCGATGCCTCCACGCCGATTTCAATCTTCACCGCATCGCCGTGCTCGCAACGTCCGAAGTGAATCACGTTCTCCGTGACCCACACGTCGCAGTCCCATGCGTTCTCGCCACCCATCAAGAACAATGCGTCCAGCAGGCGTGTGTTGTCGTACGTCATCGCCACCGCCTTGTTCTCTACTGTGGAATCTATGCTGTATTCGTAGGGGACGCCGTTGTACGTGAACCCCAGTTCGGAAAGGTTGCGGAGGAACACGCCAAGATGCACGTCAAGCGGGGCGGTAAGGCTCCACGATGCCTCTCCGGCTGTCGATTCTGGAGTGTACTTGAAGATGAAGTTGTTCCATAGCCAGTAGTATGCGTTCAGCCTGAGCTGGTACTCGTATGCGCCGGTAGACGTGTTGTATGACGGGTTTTGAAGCTCTGTCACGTAATACATCTTCGCCAGCTTGCCGCCCAGCGCGTTATCGAACACGCCTCTTAGGTCCACGTACGAGCCTATCTTGAAATCAATAGGCGTGCGCAGCTTGAACGGGAGCACGATGTAGTCGTGCTGCATCAGGCTGTAGTAGCCTTTGGCTCCCTCGTTGATTGAAGTGGAGAGCAGGGTGGTTCCGCCTGCGGATTTTATGTCGATTTTAGCCTGTGTTGCCATGCTTCGAAGTTATCTATAATCTTCATAGGGTAGGGGAGATTCCACATCCCCTGTTTTCACCACAGCCCGTTGGTGAAAAATCTTTCCCAAAGTTCGCCAAACGGATCCTTAAACGCGAGAATCTTCACTTCCGATACGAAACAATGGAGGGATTGTTCGTTATTCCCTGTCGGCAGGGTTCGGCTCCGTGCACTTCATCGTGAAATGTCCGAAGTCACGCCTCCTGCTGAGACCGTAGGATATGCTCTTTCCGGTATACACCATCTTGTACTTCTGCGTGCCGAGAGCCGGTATGCGTATGGTGAAAGCCCCCTTCTGCAGTTCCGTCTGGAACGCCGCCTTCTTGCTCCGGTAGTCCGTCTCCGAAGAGCCCATGATGGTGAAGCCGAGCGTTATCTCCCGTGAGTCCACTTTCGGATTTCCCGTGTCTATCCTTATTCCGTCCTCCAGCCTGCTCTCGTCCTCCACATATTCTTTCATGGGAAGAGGCGCGTCTATCGCGTCAAGGAACCCTTCGCCCATGTTCACACCCCATGTGGTGTATGCGTCCTTTTCGTTTATGTATAGTTCTCCTGTCATACCAATACCTCCGCCGTTCCGTCATTTATGATTTCATATCTTCCGCTGATATTCTCCAGCCTTACTACCGCATAATTGCTTACATGTATTGTAGCCTTTGCACCGTGCATGAGAATCACCTTATAAGCCTTTTCCACACCGTCATAGCGGAGCGTGCTTTCGGCTTCCCCGATTAATGCCACGTCTTCATTGTGCTTTTCTACCGGCTTTTCAACGTACCCGCCGTATGGTTCTACATATTGAGCCATAGACCGGAACAATTCTATAGAAGGATAGTTATTATCCCTGCAAAACTCACGTCCCTGAGGGCTGAAAAACAGCCATACAAGGCTTTTCCAGTCTGTCGCCTTTCCGGATTGGGTGCATGCGCCTAATCCTATGGCTTTTTGCATGATTTCCTTTACACTAATCATATTCTGCTTGTATTTCGTTTGACTTCCGCTATGTCAAGCTGCATCTGCTTGATAGGTTTTATTATCTCACTCGTATTCTCGCTTATCTGCTGTAGTTCAAGGTACGATTGGGCGATGATGTTACGCATGTCGTCGGCAATGTTGCTGATACCTTGCTGGATTGATTCCTGACGCAACGAGCTTTCGTTAAGTGCCGTAAACCTTCCACTAAGTTCTCCTGCGTCCTCATGTGTCATTTCCGTACCGAAGCCTCGTGAAGATGCGGACTGCTGTTTCTTTGCTTCATCGTTTCCAAACAGGCTGTCCGCCCATCCGAATTGACTATCCAATTCTTTCTGCAATTCTTCAGCCATGTTATAGATATAGTCCTGCTCCCATCCGGTAAGTACGTTGTCCGCGTAGAATTGTTGCAATTTGTTCCGGATTTCTTCCATAGCACCGGATGATTGCATGGCGGCTTTGATGGATTCGGTAACCATCTGCTGCATCATTTTCTTCACGGTATCTTTTGCCGATTCGGCTTTGTCTTCTCCGTTAGCCCATGCTTCGGCATAGGCGTCCGCAAAGTTCTCGATGGCGGACTGTAAGTCTTCTCCGAATATGGCATCAACCGCAGCCTCCTTGTTATCCTCTATAGTCTGGTTGATTTCCTCAATCTGCCTTTGCCATTCCTTGATACGTTCGTCATCTGTATTTTTCTTGTCCTGTTCTTCGCGTATCTGTTGCTCGATCAGAAGCTTCTGTTGTTCCAATAGCTTGTTCTGATCCTCAATCAGTCCTGACGCATCCTTTGAATAAGCATCTTCTACGGCACGGCCAAGCTTGTCATAGGAATCAGTTAATGTATCTACTTGTTCCTGTAACTGCTGGATACGTTTTTCGTTCTTTTTGTCATGTATGCCTGCAAATCCCTTTATCCATGCTGTGAACGACTTGGTAACTCCGGCGAATACACCCCCGATGTTTCCGCTCTTCAAGCTGTCCCATGCGTCAGTCGCACCCTGCGATGCCTCCGCGAACATGCTCATGCCTTCCGCGAACTTGCCGATACCGGAATCTATGTCTGTATTCCTTCCCAATGCCTCCATCGTGTCCTTGATTTCGTTCGCCATGTCATTCAAACCTTGTACCAGGTCATTGATTCCATGCACAATGGTATCAATTACGGCTACCGTGCTGGCTCCTCCTCCGCTACCTCCTTTCATGTTAAAGAGGGCGGACATCTTCTGTCCGGCATTGTCACTTGCCGCCGATACGCTGTCAAGGGAAGATTTCATTTCGGTGAATTTGGACAGGGAATCACCTCCCTTACCTGAAAGCAATCCTGCAATCCCGTTTATTCCTTCTGTACTATACAGGTCTTCTTTTTTGAATTTCTTTCCGGTCTGCTTCTCAATGTATTCAAGGATTTCCTTTTCCAGTTCAGCCTGTTTTTGTCCGAGCTCGATAGATGTTTCCTGCGCCTGATTGAACTCTTCCTCCAATTTTATCTGCTCACGGTAAAAGTCAGGTATGAAATTCGAGAATACGCTGAATTTATTTTCAAGCTTTGCATCTTCCAGCCTTGACAAGGCTTTTTCATACCTGTCTATGTCGGAAACATCGAACGTGTCAATGGCTTCTTTCTTATACTTTTTTAAATTGTCAATAAGGCTGTCTATTGCCTTGCCGGATAGGTTGGATATGTTCCCGAAGGCTTTTTCTATGCCTTCAAACGCCTTTTCCTTGTCAAGCGAAGACAACAACCTGTTACGTTCTTGGGTAAATGCCAATGCTTCACCCATGTTGTTTTCCGATAATGCTTTTTGTATTTTTTGGTTATACTCTTCGGTGATTGCAAGCCGTTTTTGCTGGAAAGTGCCGTATTCCTGAAGGTATCGGTTCATGGCTTCCTTTTCCTTACGTATACGGTCTTCTGTATTTCCGGTTTTTGAAATGTCTTTCCATTCCCTCATGTCAATTGTCGTGTAAGCCATGCTGAAAGTAGCCTCTTGGTCTTTGGTCAGCTTTCCTCCCTGCGATTTCGTCAGTTCCTGCTCAAGCGACCTTACTTCATCCCTCATTCGTTTGTAACGTAGCTTTATCTCAGCAATCTGCTTTTCCGTACCGTCTTCCATAAGTTCCACCTGGCGGTCTTCGTTGTCTTCTCGCAGCTTGGTGAGTTCGTCAAGGTAGTCTTTTATTGATTGGGTTGATTTGTTTATATCCTTTGGACTTGAAGTCAGTATTGAAAGTTTTTGCTCATCTTTTTGTATGCTTGCGAGTAAGTCTTTATATTCTTTGCTCGATACACTCAATTTCTCCAACGCTTCACGCTGTGCGGAAATCCGGTCTCGTAAAGCTTTGATAGAATCAGAAGGCAACAATTCTGAACTGTCTTCATTCAAATCAAATATTTCCTTGAATCTGTCAAGTGTCTGCTCTCTTGCTTTCTGCTGGTTCCTGATTTCAAACAATAAGGAATTTGCTGTGTCGCTAAAACCAATTGAAACGCTTGAAAATGCCTTCTGGACTTCTGCTGGGATTTCCCTGCTGCTTTCAGCCCAATTTTTCCAGTTCTCAAATATCTTTTGCCCTGACTCCTGTCCATATACATCAATCAGCCTTTCATACACCTTCTGATAGTTATCGACAAGCATTTCAGCATATTTCTCATTCTCCTTGTTTTTAAGCTCCTCGAATCCACGTGCGGCAGCAGCTTTCCTTATGCTTTCTGCAAGCCGATCATAACTTTCAGCAAGTGTTCCTGTCTTGTCTATTTCCTTATCTATCGAAGGAAGGTATTTAGAATACTCCGTTACAATTTTGTTCCGTACCTGATTCCATTCTTCCGTTCCACGCTTGGCTTCATTAAGGCTTTCACTTAATTGTTTCAGCGAGCGCATTTCTTCCGATATGTTTCCATATACTCCGCTGACAGATGTATTAAGCCGTTTCGTGGCTTCTTCAAGCTCTGCTGTACCGTCCTTTGCCTTGAACAGATTGCCAACCCAATCGATGATTTCGCTCCCGTACATCGTAAGAAGCGTAATCCCCACGGTCAGTGCCGTCTGCCAGGAGAGTAGGGAAGACACCACCTGCTTCCACACTGGGGTGGCTTGCTGTCCGGCGGCTTTCAATGCATTGTATTCATCCTTCGCCCGCTTGATTTCATCAGTCAGAATCGGAAGGTTGTTCGATATGGCAAGAAAAAACGTGTTCCAACCCATCGCAAGTGAAGGGAGTTCGCGCCCTATCTGCTGTATGCTCATGTTAAGCCCGTTCCATCCGCTGGCGTAGTTTCCCACATTTCGTTGGTGGTTGCCTATGGATGCGTCAAGCTGCTTTATCTTGGCGTCCGCCTGCTGTATGGAGGCGAGCAGTTCCTGACCGAAAGGGGAATTCCGCTCCTCTTCCGTCAGTTCCCGGTATGTCATTCTCATCCGTGCCAAGGATTGGGAAAGGGCATTCATAGAAGTGGCTGCGGCACTGTCCAGCTTGAAAGAATTGTTCAATGACTGCCGCAACTCGGAAAGAGCAGTCTTATGTTGCATCAACGATGCATTCAGCTGTTCAATTCTCCTTGTTTCGCTTGCAGAATACACACCGGACTGGTTCAGTTTCTGCATACGCTTCAATTCTTCATTGATAATCCGTATTGCATTCTGCTCTTCGACCATACGCTTGATGTTCTGCGCCCTCGTGCCCATCACGTCATCAATCTCATTAGCCAGTTCGTCGTAAGCCTTAGCCTGCGCCTGAACGCTTGCCGTCTGTGCATTTGTCGCCGCTGAATTCCCTCCGGATGCGCCTTGTACGCTTGAATCCGCTTGTCCCGATGCCGACTTCGTTATCTGCTCCTGCGCCTTGATGATGGTTTCCGCCGACTTGTTGATCCGGGACGTGGATTCCGCTATCTTCGCTTCTGCCTGCGCCACCTTCTGAACCAAAGCGTCATACTGCCCGGTCAGTGCTTTCAGCCTCGCCTCCATGTCACGCTTGATGTCAAGCTCCACCTTTACGTTGATTGAGCCGAGCTCTTTCTTCACCTGCTGAATCTCTTCTTTGAGAGACTTCATTTTCTTTATGTCGTCCGATAAGTCTGCTATGATTGATGCCATATTATCCCACTATCTTTTTAAGTTCCAATTTTGCCGAATCCATCACGTCATACCCCTTCGAGTTGACGTAAGAGGCGTATTCCATACCGGCAACGATGACGAATGAATATCCCTTTGTCTTTGCAATGACCGAGCGTGCAAGCTCAAGCCCTTTCCTGCTCCCTTCCGAACCGTCACCGAACTTCCCCTTCGCCCAGAAGTCCACCTTCTTCCCGTTCCGTGTGGTGAAAGTGACACGCTGGTAGTTCTCTCCACGTCCTTGCACCTTATGGAAGCCTCCTTCCCTGATTACTTTTCCGTCATACCCTATCACGTATCCGATGGAGCTGCGCAGGTTCCCGGTTATGTTCTGGTACTTTCCTTTCGTGACGGCTTCTGCGATTGCCGCCTCCCCTGCCTCTGCCAGCCTGGAGATGTAGTGTTGCTCTACTTCCCGTACGTAATCTTCAAGTCCGGATATGTCACCTCGTACTTTCATCGCTTGTTCATCCTTCTTCGTGCAGCCATGTCCTTTCCTTTCACCTTGTTCACCTTGACACCGTTCACTACGTGCAGCTTGTCCTTCTGCATGAGCAGCAGGTTCCGGTAAGGTATCTTATTGACAACTTCATCATAAGTCAGGTGCAGCGTCTCCATGAAGGATGCCACCTGCCCAAGAAGCGTATCGTTGCCGTTTACCTGGGTCTTGCTGTCAGCAGGCCTACGCTCCTCGCCAAGCTGACAGCTTTCCGAAAAACCTCTATGCCGATCATGGACATGGACACTTCCAGTGCTTCCACCAGTTCCCGGTCTGTGCCGTTGCCTAATTCTCCGGCAAGGCTTTCATCGCCTTGGATGAACCACGACAACGCCTTGGCGTATTGGCCGTAATCTCCAAGGGAAAGTATTACATTACGCCATGTGTCCCCTTCATGCACGTCCGAAAGGCACTTTGCCGCTCCTGCTATCCTGTTTACCGTCGGGGGGAAGATTGTGTAAGCCTTCCCGTTTACGACTACCGTGGCAAAGTCAAGTCCGGTAATCGCTTCTCCCACCGCTTTGGCTCCTTTGTTCATATCATTCAAAAATTAAAAAAGGAGGTGAGCATCCACCCGCCTCCTTTATGAAAAAACCATATCCTTCAATTATCCCCCGCTTTTCACCTCGCTCGCATCGAACCAGTATTCCGGCATGATTGCCTCCGTTTCCGGTTCCATGGCCGTTGCCACTACTGCCAGTCCTACAGCACCGTCCGTGCTGGCCTCACGGGCAACCACGTTCGCATACGGGAGCACGCAGTACTGGTCGTCTTCCGTAAGGGCGATAAGGCATTTCTTTACTTCAACCGCACCGCGGGCACGCTTCCACCCCTTGTCAGTATTGATTACGTCGCCACCAAGCAAGTCTTTCTTGGTCACGTAGTCGTAACGTCCGATGGTGAAGTTGAACGTCACTTCGCCCATCTGCTTTGCCCCGAAACGGTAGATATTTCCCGTAAGCTGGTTCCTGAACGAATCCTGCGTAGGTTCGCTTTCATCAATCGTCCACGTATCCTGGTGGACATTCTTTATCTCCGTAACATCGTCGCCAGTCACCAATGTATACAATGCCGTGCCTGTAAGGTCTGCTGAGATTTGTGATGTGTCGGCGTACCACAGCTTCTTGATGTCGATAGCCGATACCTGTATTGATCCTGCCATAATTATCTCACATTTAAGATTTCAAATAATAATACTAAATTCACATAGCTGCATTTCAGCGCATCGTCCCTCTCGATTCCTGAGGAATCCTTGCTTATCCTGTATATGCTTCCGTCATATTCGCCGGTCATGCCATCCCGTATCCATACATTGGCAAGGCGTTCAACCTCGTTAAGCCTTTCCGTATTCACGTAGCCAAGATAGTCCGGAACGCATATGTTCACGTGCACGTAAGCCCTCTCCCAGTAAGTGTCCGGAGAAACCGGAGTGGAAGTGACGATTACCGCCGCCTCCTTCTTCAGCTTTGACTTAATTGGATTCCACCCGTCATACACGTCAGCAATCCCGATTTCCTTCACCTTGTCGAACAGGATCTTGTATATGTCGCTGCTTACTATCATATCACATCCACAATTCGGAGTAACACAAGTAATTCATATTCTTCACAATGTACACTTCACCCTCTCCGCGTACCTCGTCACCGTCCATGCAGCGGACATAGTCCCCTGCCTTCACGCTGACATTCCTGTCGCATACCACACGGTAGTCGGGACGGTACCATTCCCCGTTGTCCGACTTGAACAGCTTGGTTGTGTTGTCATCGCACCGGCACCGGCACACGTCCTGCCAGCTTTCGCCACCAGTTCCGGGTATGGGACGGTTGTATTCGTCCCTGTCCGGCGGGGTGATTACTTTAATTTGCAATATGTGGGGTGAATAGTACATGGTTACCAGAGTTCAGACGCGTCTTTAATCACACTAAGTCCTATCAAGGCGGATGTCTCCCCGTTAGGCTCTATCCCGTATTTCCTCAATGCCATTTTGGCGAAAGCCTTTGCTGCATCAGTGCTCCATGAGACCGAGAATCCGTTTTCATCGACCGAAGAAGGATGGAGGATGCTGTTCTCGACAAATGAATCCACTGCGCCGGCAATGGCTTTCATCTCGTCTTCTCCAATGTATTCCTTCAACTCCAGCCCGAAATCAAGAGCGAAACCGGAAGCACCTTCATCGGTTATGGTGCCGATGAAGGAAAACCTCTGCCTTATGTAGTCCAGCGTATTCATCAGTCAGTCTCTACGGTTAACGAATAGATTCCGTTGATTTCCGTGATGACCGGCAATGAGAGCGACTGCGCCTTGGTGAATTCGACACCGTTGGCGTTCTGCGTTTCGCCGATGCCCCACTGCGAGATGCGGATGCGTCCGTAGTTGGAGTAGGTAACGCCCGGCTCCTGCCTCAATTCATTGTCGGCGTAGGCATTCTTGATTACTCCCAGCCTGCCTTCCGGAATGAACACGATGTTCTTGTCGTTCCAAGGCTTGTATTCCGTAATCTTCCCGTTGTTTTGGATCCTTGTGATACGCCTTACCGTTTCGACGACCGGAAGGTCGTTCGCACGCAGGAAGTCGTTCAGCGCGTTCATCAGCAGCGGAGTGCCCGACTTGTCCGTACCGAATACAGCCTGTTTCAGCTTCTTGTTCTTCAGGATGTACGACAGGCGTGACGGGGACATGAGAATCTTCGAGAACGTCACCTTGTCCTGTGCGGCGTCCACCACTTCCTGGATATCCTCAAAGCAGTCCACGTTCGCCTTGTTCCCGTCAGTCCAGCTCAGCGTTACGTCTATCTTGTTTTCCTCCGGCATCTTGTAGTCGATATTCCCGCGGACACCGCCTTCAGGATTGTTGGTCGCGTCAAACGTAAACACGCCTTCATTTGACAATGCACCCAAGAAAATCATGTCCAGCTTTGACTGCACGGAGTTGACCACCTTGGTCACATTGCCCCACATCAAGTCAATAAGCTGCTGTGTCTTCTGACGGTCGGTCAGCATGCGCGAATCGAGAATCTGAAGGATTTTCCGGTAATCCTCAATCGGCATGGAGTAAGCCATCTGATGGTTAAGCACCTTGTCCTTCAAGGTCTCCAGCCCTTCAGTACCCATAAGCGGTGACTTTCCGCTTGAATCCAGGGTGGCTGCCGCAACACTCAGGTTGTACTGCCCGATAAGTTCCTCGAAGTTCAACCCGATAGTGGGGACATCCCACGTCAGGTATCTCTCATAAATGTTCTGGTCGAACAGCCTCTTCCGCAATTCGGAGGCTGCATCTATGCGGACCTGCACCTGCCGTGTAAGTTCGCCGAAAATGGATGAATAGTTTTCTGCCATAGTTTAGTCCTCCTTATTGCCTTATGTACTTGATGCTCGGGTTATTCTTCATGCAATACCCTGTAAGAGAATCAGCAGGGATAGGATATGCCACGTCTTTCAGGATAAGCACGTCATATCCTGCCGATACGGCCTGGAACGTCATGCCTTCCTTGTGTTCGGCTGTACGTTCAACCACGGCATCGGGCAAGTCTTCGTCCAATGCGAGTATAGCTCCGGCAGTAGCCGTCGATTCGGCTGCCGCAAGGGTCAGCTCGTCATAATCGGCATGTGACGTGTCGATTGACGATACTGTCTGTTCGCCCACGGTGTCGCTCGTTGTCACAAAGCTTCCCTTCTTGATCTGCGGTTTCTGGGTAGTGCCGCCGGTCACTTCGATGGCACGGCATACCTTGCACTCCATTTTGCTGAAATCCAGCTTGATGGGTGTCCCTTTCTCGATGGTGCTTCCTACCGGCACATTCGTCACCTTGAAGTCACCGGGAAGGGTAGAGCACCTGCTCCAGAATACGGGGAAACCGCCCTTGATTTGCGTTGTCTTTCTTTCAATACCCATAGTTTAGTTTTTGTGTTGTGATGATTATGCGTCCGGCAACGATTTCGCCCACTCTTTTGCCAGTTCCTTGCCCTGCGCTTCGGGCGTAGACAGGGAGAACGCCGAACTTCTGTCCTCCAAGCCTTTTGCCACCTCGTTTTTCTTCACCTTGGAAAGATAGGAGGTGATGCCTACCTCGTCCATGTCGTCCGGGATTGCGAAGCCCTCTTCGATTCTCGACTTCGAAATCTTGAGTTCTTTCGCCTTGGCAAGAATCATGGCGTTACGTTCGCCCCTTGCTTTCTCAGCCTTGAACTCCTCGTTCTCGGCGATAATCGCGCTCAGTTTCTTGTCCTGCTCTTCCCGGTACTTGTTGAACCATTCGGGCGTTTCGTCTGGTTGCTGTTGCTGGCCGCCCCCTTTGCCGCCTCTTGCTCTCAGTTCCTCCAGTTCCTTCTTGAATCCGGCACCTTCCGTGCGCAGCTTGTCAAGATTCGACTGGTAGGACTTAAGCATGTTCTCCTGCCCCTTTACGACAGTTGCAAGATTCTCGTCGGTAACAAGTCCGGTCGAATCGATGGAAGCTGCTACCGATTGAAGTAATTCGTCAGACAGACCCAGTTTTGAAAACTCCTGTTTGAGCTGATTGTAGATTTTTTCTTTCATACCCCATTAGTTTGGTTTACAATTCGATAGGGTAAAGTTAAGAACGGAGTATGATATAGCCGGCATGTATCGGCATTGCGAAATTCACCAAACGCTTTTGGTGAAAAAAAAGCGGAAAAATAAGGCGTGAGACCTTGCGGAATCACGCCTTTCCATTATCTTATTCCTGCGATTGCCGGGAATTGCCCTGAGACATCCTCATCTGGTTCTCCATATTCTCCTGCTTCTCGGACTTGATTTTTTCAATTTCATCCTGCGGGGCATCGGTTACCGCGAGCATGGTGACTGCCGTCTCCAGCGAGATAAGGCCTCCGCGGTACAGGCTGGTTATTGCCGTCCACTGCTTGTCCTTTTCATCGTTGAACGGTTCGGCGAATGAATGTTCCAGCACCATGCGCCCAAGCTCCGCGGAAAGCTCAGGATGCGTGACATTGGACATGATGGCGATGATCAGGTTCTTTTCCCTGTCCACCATCTCATCGTACACCTCTTTCAGGTTGTCACGCTTGATGTACCCCAGTATAAGGGCGCGCTTCAACGCCTCTCCGGACAATGTGCCCATTCCCTTCATGTTCTCGTAGGAGAAGTCGGGCGTGAACGTGTCGAACAGGATGGAATCGTGCAAGTCCTTCTTCTCGCTGTCCTTCATGGACGAGTATTCGGGAGGCGCAAGGTAGTCGATGGAGCTTTCAGAACCGGTCATCTGTATAACCTCGCCCACAGTGGCAGGGTCGGCAAGAGACTGGACCACGTCCGCCGTAGCCTTCACCTTCGGGTCGGCGAAGTAGTTGTTCGTGTCAGCCGCCTTCGAGTCTATGTACTCTTCCCGGTCTATCCTCCTCTGCAGACCGTCCCACGCCTTCTTCTGCCTGTAATAGATGACATTGATTTTCCCGGTAGGGTTTCCGGACGCTTCCACTTCCCATCCCAATGCGCCGTGCCTGCACCTGAATATGTACTCCGGTGTCTGTATGTCGAAGTGCTCGATGCTGTTCCCGCCTTCTTTCAGGTAATATCCGTAACCGAAGGCTATCAGGTTCTCGTACTGGTCAAACAGGGGACGGAGCTTATACCCCTTCGACTTGGAAATGACAAGCACCTTCACGCGTGGTGCGCCGTCCTCCTTATATATATGGTACACCTTCGCGCTTTCCGTCTCCGCTCCTGCAAGGCGTTTCGCCTGCCTCATTGTGGAGTTGAACCGCGTGTCCCTGAGGAAATCGTTGAACGCCGTGAATGCGTTGTCAGACATGCCGTCCTTGTTCTTCCATAGTATGGGGTTTGCAAGAAGGAAGAACAGCTCAATCTCGTTGATGTACCGTTGGCGGGTGCGCGGAAGCTTCTGCACCCTGTACGGCTCCCGGTCTTTCCTTTTCTTGTCCCTTCTCTTGTTCACTTCGTGCGTTTCCGGGTTATACTCCTGTATGGCTTCGCACACCTCCGTGTCCCGGTTCTGCATCATCGATTCCGCCCTGCTGATGTCCTTGTCCTCTATCAGCTTCATCAGGTCACGCTCCACGCCGAGCGAGTTGAGCGTCTTGTTCCTGATGGCGTTGAATATGTATTCTATTATGCTCATAGTCCCAAATCCTCCTTGCTGTAGTTCTTGATTATTCTTACTTTCCGTTTCTCATAGCATCCGGTCAAAGCATCAGGGGCGTCATCGTGAAGATTTCCTCCCTCTTTCCGGTACTTCGTTACTGCATTATAAAAAGCCGGCCATTTCTTTTCCCATCCCTTGGGGAAAAATGTCATGTTATTCACATCTGCCGACTTCGCGAATATCCTCACCTGCTTGTTGTCTGTCTGGCAGAACCAGTTGATGAACGTTTTCGTATTCCCCATCTCACGGCATTGCGATGCTACATTCCTTGCGAATCCTCGTCCGCCATTATTGCTTTCAACGTCCGCCCACTCTATGCCGTTCCTTGAAATCATCTTGGCTGTTTCCGGTTCGGTATATTCCATTGGCTTGTCCGTGTATAACACATCAGTGACATAATTGCCAACCGGAGTGTCAACATAGCATATCGAGCAGAGGAAGTCCGCTCCTGTATCCGCTGTGTCTGTGTAATTTTTCCTTATGGAATCCTTGTAGTAAGGGATTGTTTCGTATACTGGGAAATCACGGTACATCAACCCTTCAATTGGGGTAGGGTTCTGCATATATTGTGTGTCGAACACATAACTGTTTGCATCCCTTATGGCATACAATTCCTCTAATGTATGCTTGAACGGCCATAAGGCTCTTTCTTCCCCTTCTTCTTGAATGATGCAAGGTATAGAGAGGACTTTCCATTTTTCTGGCTCTATCCTTTGCAGGTATCCGCACAAATCGTCCTCATGCAACCTCTGCATAATGATTATGATAGGGGTGTTCCTCGAATTCACGCGGTTCCTGATTGTGTTCTCAAACCGGTTGTTTACCCTGTCCCTTTTGAGATCGGACAACGCGTCTACCGGCTTTATCGGGTCGTCTATAACTATCGCGCCTGAGAATTTTCCTGTTGATATTGAATCTATTTCCGAAAACAGCTCCTCATCATCTACCGCTCCTGCACCGAATCCGGTGACCTGCCCTCCGGTCGCTACCGCATAGACACCTCCTCCTTCTGTCGTGAGCCATTTCTTCTTCGAATCGGAATCTTTCTTTATCGTCACATAAGGAAATAGTTTCTGATAGCTGTCAGACTTCACTATATCACGTATCTCTTCCGAATTGTCATGCGCGAGGTCGTCAGAATAGGAAAGGTGGATGAACTTCGATGAAGGGTTCAATGCCAGCCCCATGGATATGAAGTTTTTGACGGCAAGCTCCGTTTTTGAATACCTTGGCGCAATGTTGATGATAAGCCTGTTTGTCTTCCCAGACAAGACATCATCCAGCGCATTGCATATGGCGACATGGTGGGAGTTCACGACAAAGCTCCTACCTGTCTTCTGCTTGAAAAAATAACGGGTGTAATTTAGTGACCCGGACAAACAGAATGCTTTCAGATATGTGTTCCCGTCATAATTCATTGATTATTTTCTTTGCTTCATCAACGGTTATAGGCTTCTCATTGCTTATATTTACTTCTTGGTTCTGCCTGTTCTTCCAACGCTCCGGAGCGATATTGGTGAGCAGGAATATGGCGGCACCTACATTCGGCTCCACACGTATGTTCTTCTTCACTTGTTTCTTTACTCTCGGCTTGCCGTTCACGTCCGTGTATTCAGTGGTTGTCTGGGTATATTCATAACCCTTGGCAGCGTTGGCAAGCGACTTCACGATGTCCTTTTCAAGGCTTTCACGGAACGCTTCCTTAGCCTTTTTTATTGATTCCGAAAACTCCGAACGCTTCATCCAGTTGTAGTAACTCATGTCGTCAATGCCCATAGCCCTACAAAAGTCCGTAAGTGTCGCCCCTCCGTGGTCTATCAGCCCGTTCTCGCGAACCCAGTCGGCACAGGCTTGAACCATATCTTTGCTGTATTTACCCATGCACTTTCACCGCCTCCTTACCGGTCAACTTCTCCCACCTTGCTATAATCACATCGCAATAGTGAGGGGATAATTCCATCATGTAGCACTTGCGGTTTAGTTGTTCGCAAGCAATGAGGGTTGTCCCGCTTCCGCCGTAACAATCAATAATTCTATCATTTTCCTTGCTGCTGTTTAACAAAGCATTTTCTATTAATGCTATTGGCTTCATGGTAGGATGCAAATCGCTTTTTTGAGGCTTTGGTATTTCCCAAACACTTTTATCAAAACTTCCGTTCCCATAAAAATGATGCTTTTCTTTCCAGCCAAACATTATAGGTTCATGCTTGTAATAATAGTCAGTTCTTCCAAGTACATGGTTATTTTTCACCCAAATAAGTTCGTGCTTTACTTTCCAACCTGATTTTGCAATCATCATCATCATCATCATGTGAGTGCCACCTTGTGGCATTGTCACATATATGCTGCAATCGGATTTTGCGGTATTATACAAATTGGTGAATGAAGGAAGCCATATTTTTTCTCCGACCTCTTCATCTGTCTCAAAAGAATCATTTTCAATATCGACTTGAATAAGATTCCCTTTATCTGCTTCATTCAAGAATTTATTTTTTGAAGAATAATCGACATTGTACGGAGGGTCGGTAAACACCATATCCGCCTTTTCTCCGTCCATAAGCAATGCAACGGAAGCAGCATCCGTGCTATCTCCGCACATTAGCCTGTGCTCACCAAGTTGCCATATTTCACCGAGTTTCACGCGAGGTTCAGCTTTCTCAGCATCCTCATCCGAGAAATCATCCTCTTCTGCTTCTTTCTGTTCTTCTGCCTCTGATGTGTCCCAGTCTGCAGGCAAGTCCACGCCCCAGTCTTTCAACTCTTCAACATCCCATTCGTTAGCTATCATGTTCCAGTCGGTTTCTCCGAACGGGTTGTTATCTTGGATGACCATCTCTCGCAGCTTATCCACCGGCATATTATCCGGAAGGACACAACACGGCACCTCCTTCCATCCAAGCTCCTGATAGGCACGCAGGCGCATGTTACCTCCGATGACGACATAATCCCCACCATACGGATAAACCAGCAAGTCTCTCGCCTCCGTCATTTCCGGCAAGTCCTTGATGGACTTCATAAGCTTTTTGAAACGCTCGTCTTTAATTAGGCGCGGATTAGCCGGAAGCCCTTCAATCTGTCCTTCGTTCGGATGGACTTGCGATATGTATACCTTCTTTCTTTCCATGCTGTAAAGGTAATCTCATATACAAGTATATAGTGTATACATCAAGGGAATACTTTTCACATTCTTGTGATTGTGAATAATCAGGCATACCCGTTCTCTCTTAGCAGTCCGGTTATCGCCTTATATATCGAATCAATCTCTTCACGGTATCCCTTGTACATCTGGTACCTGAACATGAGGTCTGTGTAGCTGTGTGATATGAGCGTGCCCGTCCCTCCGGTCACCTCTGTTATCTTGTCCCGTAGCCCTATCTTCATCTTTCCTCCTGCGAGCGTACTCGGCGAATAGAGGAACAGGATGATGAATATGAACTTCTGGCGGAACTCAGCCGCCTTCCTCCGTTCGGGAACCCCGCTGTTCCCCACAATCCCGCAGTACCACCTGAATATCACCGGCACCAGCTCCATGTCTGTTAGTATGGGCGACATCAGCTCTTCCTCCCTCGCAGTCAGCCTTGACTTCTGTTCTCTTATGGTAATCAATTCAAATATCGAAGAAAACTCTTTCAT